ATGACCCCGCTGCAGCGATATATCGCCGAAGAGATCGCCACGGACCATATCGAGGGACTGCTGACGCGGCGGGAGGCCTTTCGGCGGCTCGCCCTGCTGGGCGTGGGCGCCGCCGCTGCCGGCGCGCTGATCTCGGCGTGTGGCACCGGGAACAAGCCGGCCGGGACCCCGGCCCCGAGCACCGCGGGTTCCGCGTCACCCCCGCCCGGCATGGACAAGGTGGTCGCGACCGAGCCGATTACCTGGAGTGGACCCAACGGAACGTTGCAAGGTGCCTGGGCGACGGCGGCGGAGCCTCGCGGCACGGTATTGGTGATTCACGAGAACAAGGGACTGTATGTAGGTCTAGGACACCTAACCAATACGTTCACACTTGGTTAGGAAGGATTGCCCTCAGCTTTTACGTCTCCCGACGTTCCTTACGTGCGACCGCTCGTGAACTAGGACAAGTCAACTAGCTCGCGTCGGCCTGTGCACTTATCAGCGCTTTGATCAGGCCAGCTCTTGAGTTGTAACGCAATGCTGTCGGTGGCGCGTCCACGTCTGTCAGCTAGCCCACCCGGTCCATCCCGCCTCTACGTGCTCGGGACTTCTCTGGATGTCAACCCCTTGCGCTGGGGTATGCCCTGTGTTGGGCATGCACAGATCATGGCATACGCACCCACGAAAAAACAAGCAATTTCTTTGATTGGGTGCGTATTAATCCGATACATGCAGGTAAATGCAGCATTCTATGTTCACGCATGTGAGTACATCATGCGGCGTGTTGGGTGCCTGTCAGGCATAGCTAACGCATATTGCACCATGTCACTGTGTGCCATATATGGCTATCTACCTGCATATACATGGCACAGGCGGGGGAGTGTGGTGCATGTAGGAGGGCGCAGAGTAGCCCCTGTAGTGCACATACGGAGGTAGCTGTGTGTGCTCACCCACCCAAGGTCGCCCTGTCGGGCTAGTGGTGCACATGCGCATGGGTATCGCAGCGCAGGCCCATGGCACGCACACGGGGTGCGTATGGGCTACCCGGTATGTGTGGGTGGGTGCAGTGCCGTGACCAGGGTGTATGCGTAGGGCATGCCATAAAGGCCCCTAGCTGCCACGTACACGCATCTACGCAGGTCAAGGCCGCAGAGATACAGCAAACCCCCTCTATATGCAGCGCATCCCTACTCCACTAGCGCTAGCTAGCACTGCACGCACTGTCCCTACTTGTACCTATGCATGCTTACTAGGGGATATGTGTGCTAGCTGCCCATGGGTACGGATATGGGACTACCACGCAGTAACTAACCCACATACATGCAGGTCACACACTATCCATCATCGGGCACAGCTACCCATCAGTACACATACAGGTCAGAGAGGATGAGAGGCAATGAGAGTCCTACAACCGAAGCCTCAGCTAACAGGACATCCAAGCATTAGCCAGAGAGTGCAAGCAGAGCAGGTGAGAGTGGTGTTGTTGCAGGTCAGAGGTTTGCCTGGGGGAGTACCCCGAGTGCGGCAGCGTCCTGACACCTCTTGCAAATCAGCATCCCTCTCCCCGGGTGGATTTGGCTCGTGTCTTTCATTTTCAATTCGCTGGTAAACTAGAAATGCCCAGCAAAGTGCTCGAAAACAGCTGTTCGCACCTAATCTAGGAGTTCGCTATGCCCTGTTTGCACGGGCCCAATCAAGACTGTGGCCGGGACACGGTAGTCCGGGACATGTGCATGACCCATTACCGTCGCTGGCGCAAGGGTGAGCCACTGGATACCCCTGTCCGTCGCTACCAGCGCTACAGCATCGGCGCGAAGGGGGAGTGTGTGGTGCTCGAGCGCCAAAAACAAAGGGCCACCCCATTCAATGACGAGGTGGCCCTGCTACACGAGCTGGGTTTGCGCTAGGGGCGTACTTCCTCACGCACCAGGTCGATGGTTGTGTGAAGGTCTAGCACATCTGGATAAATATCGGTGGCTTCCTGGACGTCGTTTGCTGGCCCAGTAACGACACACGGGCCGTTGATTGTGTCTCGAGATTCAGAAGCCGGATCTAATTTCCACCACAGGTAGGTGGCCGCATGGTTGATCGGTAGTTTTTCGCGCTTGCTGTGGCTGTTAAACCAGAAGGTCGCAGTAGGGGTGTTCTTAGCCTGTAGGTGACCGCCAACAAGATGGCTGAGGCGTTTGATGTCGTTGGGGACTTTATCTATTTGGTAGGACTCATCCTGTCGGATGATCAATATTTCAATTGGCGATGCAGCCATGACCTGAGGGTACCTCGTCGCTGTGTAGGCGGTCTACTTATAGGAGTTCAGGGCACCAGCTAGCCATGGAGATCTTGATGAAGCGGCTGACGGTGTCCCGGTTCCACTCAGGGTGATTCACTTCAACGACATTGCTGACCGACAAAGTGCTCCACCCGTTCTTGTACTCGTAGCAGATCTCCTTGGCCTGCTTGGAGTAGAGATACGTCGGGCCGATCCGACTGATGTGCGAGTAGTCCATGATCGATGCGAAGTCCTCATCGCCTGCCGCATCCGGCTGTGCTGTGGCAGTTGGTGCGAACGCCAGAAATGCGGCACACGCTGCGATCAAGATCTTCATAACGCCGTACGGTATCCCAGCTCTCATAGTGCGCACAGAGAGATAACAGATTCGCACTGATCTTGATTATGATGCCATCCCTCGTGTAGGCAACCCGCTCGGTACTGAGCTTGTAGTGCTACGCTGCCTGGCAAACAAAGGTGATTGCTGTCACTTCACGTGGGGGAGGCGAGCGCTTGTGGACGACGTCCTGAAGGCAGATCTTGCGGCATTGGGGAAGTTAGCCCCTCAACTCTCGGCAATTGCTGATCGAATCGACAAGAGAATCCCCAGTGCTGCCACGGGCGCTAAAGGATCCGATCCCGCCCTTGCGGCGATCAACTCGATGACTACCAAGACCATCCCCAATGTGCAGCGGGTTGCCTCACGGCGGTTACGGGTTATAGGGGAGCTTGTAAGCGAGGCGCACCAGGCTTTCGTTCAGCATTCAAGCGAGCTGGAGACGGCGTTCAAGAACACTCCTAGCATCTATCGGCAGAGGTGAGTAACGATGTCCCTTCCGCCACTAGACGAGTTCATGGCGATCGACCCCAACTCCTATTTAGAGCATGTCCCTGGCTGGGGCGCTGAAATGCGCACACTGGCGTCTGATTACGCCGAGTATAGATCCGGTGTATATACGCCCGGAGGGACTGATTGGTGGGGTAAGACGGCCACCGCCGCTCAGGATAAAGCAGGCGAGGACTCGAAGGCTGTTGCGTCCATTCATGACACAGTGGAGGGGCTAGTCAATGAGGTCACTGCAGCGGTCACTTATGAGGTGGTTCCGCCTTTAAGCAATGGGCACACACTCGTTGACAACATTCGGCAGATCCAGGGCGCAACGGTTAATCAAGACTATACGGTGACCTATACCCCACCGGATGGGATGAGTGACGAGCAGGCAGAAAAGAACACCAAGACAATCGCTGCAGCTGCTAATGAACTTAAAAGCTCTGTGGATAGTTGGTTTTCGGCTTCGCAGGGTGTAGCTGAAAAGATTCATTCTGCCGAGTCGCAGATCGCGGATTCGATTAACCTGAGCGCTGTTGGCGCGAATGGCCGCACAGCGGTGCGCAGAGCTGTAGCGGAAACAAACCCACAAGCGTTTGCCCCCAATGAAATTCAGAAGCTCCTGTCAGGTGACCCTGCCGCAACCACTCCTGCTGGTGCGGGGAGCCTCACCGACACCCTGAATCGGCTACCGCAGACGCAGGATCAGCCTGGGGTGCCACTCAAAGACAAGCTGGGCAAGCCGGAGCTTCCGATCCCAGAGCAGGAATTGCTCAAGAAGGATAAGGAGTTTGGCACTCAGGCCGGAAAAGGTGTTGACAAGTCCCCTGAGGGTAAAAACACCACCCCCACGGGTACGACTGTCGGCGGAAGATTCGGTGATCAGACCAAGATTGGTGACGGCAAAGGCCCCACACTCGCGAAGGGTGAGACTGGCGAGTTGGGCGGCGAGGTGAACGAATGGGGCCGCAAGGGGCATGCATTTGGCGGGGATTGGGAACTGAATTCCAAGCAGCTGGAAGCGAAAGCCGGTGCCGAAGGGGAGGTGAAGAAGGATGCGGTCTCCGGAAAGCAACACGCTGGCGTATACCTGGTCGACAACAAGGGCAACATCCACTGGGACCTTGGCGATGGTGGGAAGGTAGAGGCCGGGATAGCAGGAAGGCTCGGAGCTGAGGAATACACCAACGGTAAGGGTGTAGCGGAGAATGGGGTCCAGATAGGTGGGGGCGGATTCGTTGGAATCGGAGGGGGTCAGCACCTCGACTACGAAGGTCACGGACTCCAAATCAAAGGCTCGGTAGAGGAATGGGCTGGAGCAGGGGCCGGGGCACACCTCACCTTCGCCGAGACCCCGGACCATAAATGGAAGATCGGGGGCAGCTGGGGTCTTGCGTACGGCCTTGGGGTCAAGCCTGGATTCGAAATAACTGTCGATCCAAAGGAATTCGGCGGTGAACTTAGCAAGCTCTGGCAGTGGGTTAACAGCTGACATGCCGAAGTACCGGGTCCAGGTGAGCGGTAGCGCTCCGCGCGGCTGGATAACCATCCCACTGGCAGACGGTGGCGACCCCGAGGCTGTAGCGGTATTCATGCGGGGGCCCACGCTGCCCTCGTCGCGAATCGTCGTACGGGAACGCACCGCAGAATCGCCCACTGTGAATCTAGAGAAGCATGCTCAAGGCGATGCGATGCGACTCAACGCCAGAGTGTCACGAGCTGAGTACATCTCATTCAAGCCGGTATCTCAATATGGCCAAGAACTTGAGTTCATTGAGGGTGGAATACTGGTACGAGGGGACCGTCTTTATTCGGCGGTGCGCAAGACAGACAATCGGTCGTTAGTAATCGAGCTGTTATTCAGTGCGCCGTATGATCAGTATGATCTGGTGAAGCCCGAGTTTGTTTCGTTCCTACAGACACTGGAAGTGGTGGAAGATGAAGGCTAGCTTGATGATTGGTTCGGCCCTGCTGTCTATGGCCGCACTCTCAGGCTGCCATGTAGCCGTCGATGTTGGCAATTACAAGCGGATCTCCAAGGAGAATCTTGAGCAGGGGCTGAAGGATGCCGTCAAGGAGAGGCAGCACTTCGATCTGAAGAGCGCCGAGTGCGAAGGTCCACTAGACGGCAAGGTCGATGCCACGCAAAAGTGCACTGTTGTGGATGATGAGGGAACCAAGTACGCCGTGGTGGTCACCACAACGTCCGTGAATGGCGATGACATCAAGTTCAAGTACAAGGCTGAGCCCGTCAACAAGCCCGCATAGTGGTGAACACGCTAAACCTGCCGACAAGAGTCGGTAGCTGTACGATCGAAACGCAGCTGGGCGGCGATTACATAATTCACCCCCGATTTGTGTCCTTACACTGCCCAGCTGCTCCCGGTCAGCGCTTGTATCGCGCCCTGAAACCCTCCGGGCAGGCCACCTGAAACATGCCAGGCGGAAGCCACAAAGTCATCGTTACCCGAGACATCTCGTTAGAGCTGGTGGCCTCTACCTTCACCACCCCTATCCAGTGCAGGTCGTGGGTGCGTATCCAGGCGATCTGGTGGCCCATTTCCCATTCATTCAGGTATAGCCCTTCTGAGCGGATGGTGAGATTTCGGTCGCGGACGAACCCGCCGACGCAGCCTGGCAGGGCTTTGCGCATGTCCACGTATACGCGCCGGTAGACGCGTTTGAGGGTGGGGAAGTTGGGGTTACTTGCCCATTGCTCGAACACCTGTTCGAGTATATGCACCGACTACGGGTGCCGTCGATAGCCCCCGCATAGAACGTTGTCCTCGCCCTGCTTGCACCCCAATTGGAGGATGGCCATACAGCCACGCTCCTGGCAGTAGTACGCCTTGGGGTGGCCGCAGAGGTTAGGGGAGTAGTCGGCTACAGGCTTCCCTCGGTGGTCAGTCATGAAAGAAACACCTTCAGGGTCCGCCCCTCGTCCTGTATGGACACCACCACGGTTTCAACATCCATAGATATGAATACCCGTCCAGGCTTGTCCGAGGATGATCTGTGATCGATCAGTTCTACGCGGTTGATTTGTCCGTGGCTCGTGAAGTCAACGCGTGGTGGTTCATCCAGCCAGCTCATTCAGTCACCTTGTCCAGCGCCCATAGCGCTTCGTCTCGTTCCTGGATTACCTTCGTGGAGTACTCGACAGCCTCGATGAGTTCGGAAACCAGGGACATGGATATTTCGATGTTCGGGTTGTCGTTATCGCCGTGACAGATACACACGGCTATCGCCTCACGCGCCCTATCAAGTAGCTCGCTCATCGCCCCGCCTTTGCTAATTTAGTAGCAAGGGCTTTCAACGTCCCGGTGAGTTTGGGAACACCACAGCCGTTCTCGTCCCAATCGCGGGCAGCATCCCGATACGCGTCGGATTCCAACTCGAATGCGGAACTGAAATCGTCGGGCTCTCCCGGTTCGACCCACCGCCAATGCCAGCCGTCATCTTCAAAGATCTCGTAGCCGGTTTCGATGTCACTCCATGGTCCGTATAGTCCGCTCATCGCTCTAGCTCCTCTGTTGTACTGCTGGATCGGTCATGTGAGCCCCATCTGTTCCCGACGGGTGTAGTCACGAGCCAGTTGCAGCATTCGACGCTTAATGAGAGCGGAATGGACTCTGTGTGCGACATTTAATGCGTCACGAACCCGTTCTTCGTCCAGTACCCGGTAGATGACATCTACCTCAGTTTCCGTTTCCCAGTCACTCATAGTCCTAGTTCCTCTACGTGCCAGACCCACTCCGCCCAACCTCGTGGCCGAAACCCGCAGGCGCAGTGGTCCTCTGAACCGATACTGGCGTGATTTACAGGCTGAAATTGATGGGTCAACAATGCGTGCGCTGTTATCACCAGGCCACCACGCATCTTGGGTCTCGAAACTCGTGTGTCCAAGTGCAAGTGCACCGACAGTTCGGGGCATGACTTCCGACCCAATACCAGGTTGAACCGGATCTCGCCAGGTATCCGCTTCGGTATTCACTGATCATTTGTTCAGTTCCTCACTTGGGTAGACTTTTACGGCGGTCCTGCAAGGCCACACTTGGCAGCAATCGACGCAAAACTTCTTCCGTCGATGCGCCACATAGGTTGGCCGGTGTAGTTCCTGTACCGACTTAGCCATCTCACGGGCAGCGGCGAGCAGTGCCAGGTATTCGGGATCGTTGCGTGTGAACATCCCATCGGCGAATCCCGTCCAGCACTTCTTGGCGACTTCGATTGCAGGGTCAGTCATTCGAACCTCGATCGCAGTATGTCCAGATCTATACGAGCGGCTGTGATCTTGAGTTCGGCGGCTCTTCGCTGTGCGAAGGTCTTGGCCGAAAGCACCAATACACTGGCGTCGAACAGCATTCGGTCGATCTTGTCTATCCGGTCCGTTACTTCACTCATCGATCGTCTCACCTCCCGAGAAGATCTCCCAGAGCAGCCATTCCGGCGACAACTCTTCGTATGGGTTGTCACTCATGACTTCATCTGGCCCGTCCACGGCAGATGTAGGCCGTCGTTTTCACGCCTTGGAACCACATGCAGATGGGTGTGGAACACGGTTTGTGTGGCATTCGGGCCGATGCTGGTGATGATGTTGGCCTGGATGTTGCGAGCTTTAACCCATAGAGCTGCAGAAAACATCAACTCGGAAGCGATATCCGGGCCGGATGCAATATCCGATGTGTGCTTCTTATGGATAAGCAACACGTGACCTTCGGTGACAGGGTTGAGTGGGTTGATTACTGCAATGCCGAAGGATTCCCAGATCTTGTCCAGGTTGTTCCAGTTGTCTGGGCAGAAGGGGCAGCCGCTCATCTTCCACCTGTCGCGAATGCTGCTATAGCCTCAGCACCAGAGGGCGTGCTCACTGTGCCAACACCCACCCGAGCCACAGCCCTGACGCAAAGCCCGTCATCACAAGCAGGAGCACCAGGTCTGCCCTCATCCTGTCTCCTGAAGTCGAACTTCCGCAGACAGCTTGACCATGTGGCCAGCCATGAACCGATAACCCCAGATCTGGCCCGCCTGATCCCCATCCGCGCATAGGAATACGACATCCCCGTTCACAGATGGGTCGTCCAATGCGTTGATGGCCCAGTGGTCCCAGAAGAAGTCCATCCACTCCATAGCGTCAGGGTCTAGGGATAGCCCGTCTTCGTCGCTGTAATAGAGTCTCTGGCCATTCTCCGCTGCAACTGCGATGAGTCGTTGTGCCACTTTGTCACTCATCCGCAGGGTGTTCTTGTATTCACCAATTGACCAGCTCATCGCCCCTCCGAATCACGTTGGATGTACTTGCGAAATAGTCCCGATGGCTGGATGTATCTACGGTGCTTGCCGTCTAGGTCGGTGTAGTTGTAGTACATGCTGCCGTCGTATCCCTTAATGACGATGGAGCGTTTACCGTCCTTGCTATCCCAGACGGTTCCGATGAGTTCTCTACTCATAGCATCTCCCGTTCTAGCGCATCCTCATACGCGTACTCAGCCTTCCTGAGATGCTTGGCGTCCCATCGACATGAGTTGATGCATGCGGCAAGCCAAAAGATCGCAGCGATCGGGGCGAGTATCCCGAAGAAGCCAGCTCCTTGCCAAGGAGCCCTAGCCTGCTCTGGAGCGCTAGCGAGCACGAATGAAAGCATGTATACAGTCAAAACGCCCGGGACGAGAGAGCCTACGAGTGTCACGCCCGAGAACCATGCCCAGAACTTGTTCTGCCGTAGCGCAATCCGCGCCTCATCGACTGCCCTGAGAGCTTGCTTTGCGTCAAGTATCTCGTCTGCCATGACTACGTCTTCATTGGTCGGATAGGGACATCATTTTTCGCGGCCCACTCGCGCATCGCATCCTCAGCTGCCTGCATCTTCTCGAGCGCGCAGTTCAGTCGGCCATCACCACGCTTGCCAGTGAGAAGCCTTGCAATGGAAGCTCGTTGGATCTCGAGGTTGGTGATCGCGGTGCGGAGTACAACCTCCTTGGCCCGCTTATCCATCTGTGCCACTGACCGTGTCCTCCAAGTCTTGGATATACGCCTTGCATTCGCCTTGTGTCTCGGCTGCGTAGACGACTTTCAGGGCTTCACCCCGGGCTGTGCGCACGAAGGCGCGCCAGAACTTGGGGGTGAACTCTGTAGTCTTCTTCTTCCGTCGAATGACGTAGAGAACATTCTCGTCCCGAGTGGGAATCGCGTAGTAGACGCTATACCCAGGATTGTCATTGGATGCGTTGACCCACTTCAGCATTCGATTCCCCAGTTCTTCTTGAGCCAGTGGGACATGGAGCATGCTGCGATTGCCTCTGAGCGCATTAGGGCCATCCTGCCGTGCACAAGGTCCAGGAGCTCATCTTCGGTTTGCACCATGCGGATATCGACCTCTTTCCTGAGGACAACTTCTTCGCTGTCCATCAGGGCCACATCCAGTAAATGCGGCCCTGCACAGGTAACGCGCCACTCCCAACCGAATGGCGGTACCGGCTGGTCTGAATGGACAACAGTGCTGGTCATGACCAGCTCACCGCCACTCGGGGGAGGAGCTCGGGCCACAAGCCCTCACCAACCACACCTTCATCGGGGATAGTCACCGTAAGAATACGGATATCTCCTCCAGCAGATTCGGCGTAGTTCTTGGCTACGCCCTTTTTTGTGTATGAACGACTGTTGCCAGAATTGCCAAGCCCCAGAGAGGGTTTACCGTTCTCAAACTTGACAAGAAGATGCACTTGCGCGCTCATGAGAACACCGGCACAGGGTAGAACGGACCGTCTGGCCAGCCGTCATCGTCAATGGTGGCCAGAAGCTCTGGGAAGCCATCAACCCAGGTGAGCGTGCACCAATTCCTCTCGGACTTCAGGTACACCCACACTGCGCCTTCGCGGTCCACCCAGATGTACTTACGGTGGCGCTTCCTGAGCCGTTTCACGGGCTTCAACATCTCAATCCCTTCCTTCGTGTGCTTAAAGCATATGAACGCCAAAGTGGTTCATGTGGGTAGATGAAGGCTTACCTATGGAGTTTGCTGATACACTTGTAACAGGAGGTACAGCTGGTGATCGCTCCGTCAATTAGCTTCGATGACAAGGCAACAAAGCCTCTGTGGAGCGACCTGACGCTCGAAGATGTTCGTGCACTCATCCGAAATGACGTAGCCGAGCTAAACCACTACCTCGACCTACAGGCGCAGGACGCAGCCCTTTGCGCGGACGGAAACCGTCAGCCCAACTATCGCTTGCGGACCTACATCAAGGCCTGGGAATACGCACAGGACGCGCATTGGTCCTGGTACAGGAAGATTCGCGATGCCCGAACCACAGCAGCCCAAGGGGCTCAAGGACTGGGGTAAGCATCTATGGGACGGCGTTACTGCAGGGTCAACACTGGATCCAGCCGGATACGTCCTTCTCGGTGAGGCATGCCGTACCGCTGACATCATTGAACGACTCAGCGGGGCATTGGCTTCAGGCTCGTCGGAGTGGATCCGTCTAGCTGAGGATGCTGAATACACAGCGCCTGACGCTGTTGAAATCAAGATTGTCGTGAATCCCCTTCTGGGTGAGATCCGCCAGCAGCGGCTCGCTCTGCGTCAGCTGTTGGCGCAACTGAAACTCGGAAATTCCGAGGCTAATTCGGGAGAAGTTGACGACCCCATCGCAAAGATGATGGCGGAGTTCGCTTTACCGGACTGAGTATGTAGACAAGGACGGTTGGGCCCTCAGTGGTTGCAACTGGTGAAGTCCGCATTGGTGATCAGATTCCACCCAACTACTGGGTTCCAGAGTATGTCCGATCACGCGGCGACAAAGCTATCGCATTCCTGAACGCCATTGGATACCACTTGGATCCGTGGCAGCAGTTGATCCTTCGTGACCTTCTAGGCGAACGCGAGGATCGCAAATGGGCTGCGCTAGAAGCGGTTCTGCTCATTCCCCGACAAAATGGCAAGACGGCGATCACCGAAGCATTGGAGATCGTCCACCTGTTCCTATTCGGAACACGCCTGATCATCCACACCGCCCACCTCTTCGATACGGCCTACGAGTCGTACCTGCGCATGGTGGACATCATTGAGGGCTGTCCTGCTCTCGACAAGTACGTTCGATCGAAGCCTTCCGCCAACGGCAAGGTTGGCATCATCCTGAATAACGGTGCGCGCCTGCTCTATAAGGCTCGCGGCACCGGCCAGGGTCGAGGCTTCTCGGGCGATCTAGTTGTGCTGGATGAGGCATACGACCTTGATCCCGACATGGTCGCGGCGCTGATCCCCGCATTGTCGGCGCGTAAGAACCCCCAGGTTATCTACACCTCCTCTACGGGTAACGAGGACTCAGCTGTCCTTATCAAGGCTCGTGAGCGTGGTATGGACCATCATCCGCGTATCGCCCTGTTCGAATGGTGTGCGGACGCTGGCTGCAAGCTCGATGACATCGAGCAGTGGTACAAGTCGAACCCCGCGTTGGGAATCCGCCTCACCGAGGAGTGGATTGCGAACGTTGAGCGCGGCTCGATGGACGACAAGAAGTTCGCCCGTGAGCGCCTCGGCCTGTGGCACGACAACTCGATCAAGTCTCCTATCGATGCCGAGCTCTGGAAGTCGCGTTGCCGCTGCGCCGGTTTCGTTCATTCCGAGCATTCCGAACTTGGCGTCTCCAAGATCACTTCACGCATCGTCCTTGCTGTTGATGCAGCACCAGATCGCTCCAATGCCACAATCGGCCTGGCTGGCTACACAGCTGACGGCAAGAAGCAGGTTGAGGTCGAGTCGAGCGAGCGCGGCATCTCCTGGTGTGTTGAGGCGATTGATCAGATCTACAAGGCGAAGAATTCGCCTACGCCACTTGCTGTTTGCATTCAGTCAGGAGCACGCGCCGGTGCACTGATTCCTGAGCTTGAAGCCCTTGGCATCGAAGTAATTCCGTTCGGCACTAAGGAGATTATTGCCGCGACTGGGTTCTTCTATGACTCGGTTGAGGATGGCTCCCTTATCCATCTTGGTGATCCCACGATCACTGTCGGCTTGGCCGGGGCCCGCAAATACAACCTCGGCGGCAAAGTCAGCAACGCCATTGACGAGGGCGAATACAACGGCTGGGGCTGGTCCCGGGCCGATACCACTGTCGACATCACCGGAGTCTGCGCCATCTCCTACGCCCTGTGGGGACTGAACATGCTGCGTTCCAAGGCGATTGTCGAAAAGAAGCACTACGAGGGTAAGCCTCGTGGGGGAGGACTTTGGTGAGCGTCTACCAGAGCGACGTCTACTACCAGTCGGACGTTTACGCGCCCGAATTCTGCCCTGCGCCAGTTGATCTGCCAGATCCTTCACTGTCGGGCAAGGCGCTGGAAACCTTCATCACCAAGAAGGTGTTTCCCGCATTCGAGCTCGAGCGTGGCCGACTTGCCCACCTTGAATCCTGGGGTGCTGGTAAGCAGCCGTCTGTACGGCCACTGAAGCGCAACACTGAGCGCGCGGTGCTACAGCGGATGGCTCGCACTCCATGGATCCCGGTGATGATCTCCACCTTCGCCCAGCAGATGATCGTTGACGGTTATCGCAAGGAAGGCGAGACGGAGAACTCTGAGGGATGGAAGTCCTGGGTTCGCAACAAGATGACCGCGCAGCAGATCTCCCTGAACCGCGCTGTGATGACCTACGGATACGCCTACGTTCGCGTCACCGAGGGCGTTGATGAGACCAGCAAGGTCATGGCGATCATGCGCGCCGTCGACCCTATGGATTGCTTCGCTCTTTACGACGATCCATACGCTGACGAGTACCCCCAGTTCGTTCTGGAGAAGCTTCCTCAGAAGGGCAAGTACCGTTGGTGGCTGCCCAATGGTGACTTCATCCCATTGACTTTCGATAAGGGCAAGTTCGGCGCAGGGACGCTTGAGAACACCAAGTACGGCACGCCACCGTTCGTCCGCTACGTCAACCAGATCGACCTGCGTGGTCGCTGCTGGGGTGATGTGGAGTCGGTTATTGATCTTGCGGCCCGCATTGACAAGACGGTGTTCGACCGCCTCTTGGTTCAGCACTTCAACAGCTTCAAGGTTCGTTGGGCTACTGGTCTAGAACAGCCAGATACCTCGGATGAGGTCGAAGAGACCAAGATCCGCATTGGGCACGAGGACATCCTCATCTCCTCGGAGGCGCAGGCCCGGTTTGGCACCCTTGATGAGACCTCAATGGACGGCTTTATTGCCGCCTACAAGGCTGATCTAGAGACTTTCGCGGCAGTCATGCAGCTGCCACCCAACCTGCTCGGCCAGGTCGTGAATGTGGCTGCTGACGCACTCGATGGTGCTCGTAAGCAGACCTACCAGCGTCTGTTCGAGAAGCAGACCGTCATGGGGGAGTCGCACGCCCAGGTGCTCCGTCTTGCCGCCCTGATTGAGGGCCGCGAGGAGGATGCATCTGACTTCTTTGCACGCGTCCACTGGCAGGACGTCGAGGTTCGCTCGCTGGCTCAGTTCGCTGACGCATGGGGCAAGATCTGCTCGCAGCTCGGTGTTCCGAAGATCGCCGCGTGGCACCGCATCCCTGGTGTTGAGCAGACCGAGGTCGAGGCCTGGGAGAAAAAGGCTCTTGATGACGATCCGCTCACCACGTACTTGCGTGAGGTTGTGGGTGTAACCACCACTTCGGTAGGCGTTGACTCGAAGACCGGCAAGCCAGAGCCTCCACCGGCAGCGCCGAATCCAGGTGGCCCGGGTGGCGGTGGGCCCAACAACCCCACCAACCAGAGGCCGCTGAATAACAAGACCGGCGTCTCGCGGGGAATGGCTACTAAGTGACCGCGCCCCAGGAGCAGGGGAGTGGACTGAAGGCCCTTGAGGCATACATCGCCTATCGCACGCTGAAGCACAGCGAGGACCAGGACTCCATCGCGGCAGGGCTGGCTTTGAAGCTCTACCCAATTTGGCTGATTCAGCGATTCGATGAGCTCGACAGGACCACGCCTCTCTGGGTGAGCTCAGCGCTCCCGCTAGTGAAGACCGCCTACCTGCAGTCTCAGAGGGCCGCAGCTGTGTTCGCGAGTGACGTTCGCAACGCAACACTGTCGACTGAGGACTTCCTGCCTATGGATGTGCCAGTCGCAGAGGTTCCAAGCAACATCTCGCCGTTACGGTTTTCGGACAGCCTGATTCCTTCCGTGTCACTGGAACATCAGCCTCTGGTTGAGTTCGATCCCTTTCCTGAAAAGGATGTCGCCACATCGCTGGTGATCAACGGCAACTACGAGATCAAGGCTTCGATGCCGGGTCCTCAAGAGGATCTGATGTACAGCGGGTTGTCTAACTCTTCGGGTGCCGCGATCCGCCAGGCGATGAACGGTGGCCGGAATGTCACGGGCAACGTGGTGTACACCGATCGCAAGATCATCGGCTATGCACGCGTGACCGATGGCAACCCCTGTTGGTTCTGCGCCCTATTGGCAAGTAGGGGAGCGGTTTTCCGAAAGAGTTCGTTCAAGGGTGGCCGAGCTAATCCTTGGAACGGATCCCTAACCAAGGGAGACCAGGACTTCATCGCACCGAAGGATGGACCAGAGTTGCCCGAAGGCTTCTCGAATGTCGCCAAGGTGCACAACCACTGCCGCTGCCAATTGCGTCCGGTCTATGCGCGCGAGAAGTCGTTCGGACAGAAGCACGAAGCGATCCGCGACGAAGAGGCTCAGTTCTATTTCGATCAGTGGGACAAGGTTTCCCGCGAATGGTACTGGCTATCAAACAAAGGTCAGGCCGCGAAGTTCCGCGAGCAGTACACCCCTTTCAAGCGCACCACACCCGATCTAGGCAAGGTGCGCAAAGAACTTGAGAGCCGATCGCGAGCTCTCCTCGGCGCAGGATTCAGCCGTAATTCTCCCCAGGTGGAGTGGGCGAACACGCGCCTTTCGCAACTGGCTGCGTAGCCAGGACGGTTTCACGAACGACCGAAAACGGTTCGGAGAGAAGAGAATGCAGTGAGCGAATCACTGATGCCCATTCACCCAACCACCGGCCTTCAGGCTATTGGTTTCACCTCGCGCGGCCCTATCTGGCCCATCATGGGCGGGTCCGAGGATGCTGGGAATGACGCTGGGGCAGGCGACGATTCGGGCAGTGACGGAGCGGATATCACCCCTCCTGCGGCAAACAACTGGTGGAGCTTCGAGAGCAAGGAAGCCGCTACCGAGTGGGGAAACAAACTGGTTACTGACCGCCTCGCGCGTGATCGTAAGAACAAGCTCGATCCCCTTACCGCTGAGCGTGATACACTAAAGGCAGAGGTAGAGCGCCTCAAGCAGTTTGAGGCAGCCGGTCAGACCGACGCGCAGCGTTGGGAGGCTGAAAAGGCCACTCTGGCAAATGAGCTTCAACAGCTCCGCGAATTCAAAGCATCTACCGATCGCAACAATCTCGCGCGTGAGATCGCCGAAGAGATTGGACTTCCAGTCCGATTCGCCTCCCGTATCACGGGAGATGACGAAGATGCGATGCGTGCCGACGCACAAGAACTACTCGACGTCCTGAGTGAGGGCGGGTCAAACACCAAGAAGACGCCTGCGCAGAAGGCTCCGAAAGATACTGCGCCACAGGGCGATGGACCTCGTAAGGGTCAGAGTGGTGGAGGCGGGTCCAGTGAGGACTCGGACGAGGCGATGACCGCATCGATCCTCGATCAGATCAAGCAGGACCGCGAGCGCGGTGGGCTCACCACTCGACGCTAACCCGGTTTCCCTTTAATCCAAGGACATTTCGTAGCTTATGGCTAACGCATTCCTGAAGCCGACCGTGATCATTAACACGATCCTCGGCATGCTGCAGTCGGATCTTGTTCTCCCACACTTTGTGTGGAAGGACGGCCTTGGTGACTTCGGTGGCAAGTACAACGACACCATCACCATCCGCATCCCGCAGCCAACTATCGCTCACACGCGCAAGCTTCGCGCGACTGGGCAGGACCGTCTTATGCAGGTCAGCGACCTGACTGAGACCTCGGTCGACGTCCGTCTGAACGACGTGGTGTACAACCTGATCGCTCTGACCGATGAGGAGCGCGAGCTTGACGTTCGCAGCTTCGCTGTGGACGTTCTGCCGCGTCAGGTTCGCTCTGTTAGCGAGAAGCTCGAGGCCGGTGTCGCGACCACCATTGTCGACGCCCCGTATCAGCAGGTGCACACCGCTGCTGTGGATGCGATCTACAACGCGGTGATCCATGCCCGTCGTCAGCTTAATGACGCTTTCGTTCCCCGTGAGGGACGCGTCCTTCTTGTCGGATCGGCTGTCGAAGAGGCCCTGCTTCTTGATGACCGTTTCGTGCGCTACGACTCGGCAGGACAGGCTGGCGCTGACCGCCTGACCAACGCCCGTATCGGTCGTCTGGCCGGATATGACGTGGTTGTGGTGGACACCATCCCTCATGGTGCGGCGTTCCTGTTCCACCCAACTGCCTTCGTGCTGGTTACCCGCGCACCTGGTAAGCCGTTCTCCAACAACGTCGCTGTATCGACTGTTGGTTCCGAGAATGGAATTGGCCTGCGTTGGCTGGGCGACTACGACTCGCAGATCACTACTGACCGTTCGTTGGTCGACACCTGGGCCGGATACAAGGCCGTGGTTGATCCCGATCCTGGGTTTGTCCGCGCAGCTCGTATCCAGCTCGCCGCAACGTCGGTTGCCATCGGCAACAAGGGCGATGTGGCTGTAGGTGCGACTCGCGCGCTGTCGTTGGTTGATTCCAACCTGGACAACCGTGCCGGTGACTCGATGGTCACTTGGGTCTCGGACACCCCTGCCAAGGCGACCGTTGACGCGAACGGCGTCGTGACTGGTGTGGCAGCAGGTACCGCCAAGATCACCGCGACTATCGGTTCGGTTACGGACAACTACACCATCACTGTCGCCTGATCGGGAGGCAAGATGGCCGACGATTTTCCCGACCAGCTTGCCACCGCAGATGAGCTAGCCACCTGGATGGGCGTCGTCTTCGATGACGACGACAAGGCCCGCGCGAGGTTCATCCTCCGCGTGGCCTCCGGGTGGGCTCGAATGATCTCGGGCAAGCTCTGGCCGGATCGTGACACGGTTTCTGTGACAGTTCGCGGCATTGTCGCCGCAGCTGCGCGCAGGGAGTTCGAAAACCCCCGCCACGTCACCTACGAGGTCAAGGGCCCCGAGTCTGCCTCGTACGACCGTCTCGCATACCCGAACGGGTTCTTTACAGACGCTGAGAGGGCCTTTCTCCAGAAGTACCGCCCTAGCGGACAGCTCTGGGTACAGGGGACTTGTCGAGATGACATGGACATGGTTCTCGGTTACGTGCGAATCCTCGGTTTCGACAAGCCACTTCCTTATTTCAACCCTTGGGATCCGGGGTGGATGGAGAGCGAGCATCTGTGATTCGGCGCGGCTCGCTGTCAGCGAAGGTCTACCGGGCAGTACATAGCCGTGATGAGCACGGAGATCCGATTGACGAGCACGGCAATGTTATTCGCCTTGAAGGCGGCGTTGGGTGTATCGGAACCGTCTACGGATTGATCATGGGTGGACAGGCTCCATTCTCCTCCCTGGATCGCCAAGAGTCTTCGAATACCACTGGCCAGATTGGGATCCCGAACAAAAACGCCATCAAGGTCAAGTTCGGTGACCGTCTAGTGATCAATGAAGTGAAGTACAAGGTCACTTCGACTGGCATGTGGGACTACCCCCAGCTGATGACCAGTACCCCACCTGAATACCACTGGGTAACTGTAGATGCCACCATCAACTGACGCTGACAAGGGCTACCCGCTCGAACGTCACGCAGAGGGTGGGCTTGCCTACTTTTACAAGGATCCGAACCCGGCTCTCGCGCAAATCCTTGTAGGGACGCGACTTCACGCGCTAACCGGCGAGTACACCGCCAAGGTCGCCGTCAACTACGTGACCAGTCTCGAGGCCCGACCCAAGCAGCAGAGCGACCGTCACCCGGGCGCGATGGCTGGTGCTGTTTCTGCCGAAGTGTTCATTGGTGGATACAAGACTGACCGCTGGATTGGCCAAATCACTGTTGGAGTGCGTTACGCGCTCGCAGATGAGATGGGTCGTAAGAACCCATCTGAGGGCCAGCACGGATCCATTTATCAGGGTTCGGGAGCGCTTCGCTCAGCCCTCTACGCAGAATTGCCGCCTCTATGACCATGTTGGAACTTCCCGACTGGTACGAGGACGATGATACCGACGCGGAAGTGCTTGTTATGAGCTATCTTTCGCGGCTCCTTGGAGACAAGGTCAAAGTGTGTACTTGGCTTCCGCCAGGTTGGTACAGCCTTTCTCCAGGTGAGGAAGTTGGTGGTACGCAGCCCACTCTGCGGGTATGGCGACAGCCTGGACGGTTTGATCCCTCACTTCGCATGGATCAGGCAGTGATCCAGATCGCCGCTATTACGCCGACTCGCAAAGAGTCTTGGAAACTAATCCGTTTCGTCCGTCGAATGATGGATGACGAAGTGGTGACGGGACTTCCGATCACCCTGCCAGATGGCGATACAACCACGATCCGCAAGTCGGAGGAGTGGCTCGGTCCACAGCTCGTACCTGAGGAGTACGTGGACGAGAAGTTCATCCCCATCTCCTTCAAGATCTCGCTCCGCGAGCCCGAAGGGCTGCCGAAGTACCGGCAGATCATCAAATCGCTTCCCTAACAAGGACATCTCTAGCTCATGGCTGATTTTGAGACCATTCGCGACGCGAACAACGATCTCATCCGTGCGAACATGCACTTCGCGATCCTGTTCGATGACATGGATAACCCCGCCGTCGCGACTCTCGAGGATCTAGTTACCGGCGACCTTGACGTGCCCGCGACCGCCGAGTCTGCAGGCATGATCGAGAAGAAGGCCGGTGTCTCGATCACCCACAACATCGATTCGACTGACATCGAGTCCTACGGTGACGCGGAGCCTGCGCGCACCATCATCTCCAAGCGCACCGTTCAGTTCGAGGCTGAGTTCCTTGAGACCAAGAAGGTTGTGCTGGAGAAGTTCTGGGGAACTGTCTTCGATAGCACCAACCTCGAGGTTTCGCCCGGTGGTGGTGTGACCCTGAAGGCTCCCACTCTGCCGCGCAACATCTTCTACCGCGCCTACCTGGTTGCCAGCGATGATGTGAACGGTGAGGACCTCTTCGCCTACTACATCATGCCGCGTACCAAGCTGGTGAAGGTCGACAACCAGGACAGCAAGGACGATGGAGCAGTCACCTACAAGATGACGTTCCAGGCCTTCCGCGACAAGGAAATGGGCTTCTCGGTCCTTCAGGGTTGGTGCGGACCTGGCTGGCTACGCCTGGTTGATAAGACCGGCTTCGTGGCTCCGATCGCTTCGATCACTGCGACTCCTTCGACTGCGACTGTGGCCGTGGCTGCCAACTCGCAGATCACCGTGACCGGTGATAACGGGATCAACTACACCCCGATCGCCAAGTACACCAGCTCGGCACCTACCAAGGCGTCGGTTGATAAGCACGGCAAGGTCACTGGTGTCGCAACCGGTAGTGCAACTATTACCGCGACCTACCAGGGCAAGACCTCGACGGTGAGTATCACCGTCAGCTAATCCTGGCAATTCAATGACTTTCCCCGGCCCTGCGGCAGCGCTGCGGGGCTGGGGATTACCTCTGTAACAACCACTTTCGATAGGAGCAGATCAAGTGGCTACTGCAAAGAACACCGATTCAGTCTGGGAGAAGCTTCAGACTGAAAATGCTATCCCTCCGCTGGAGTTCCAGGGACTAAAGTTCCTTGAGCCAACTCAGGCGCAGGTGAACGCGTGGCGTTCCGCCCCAACGATTGAGGCCGGTGAGCGCGCCTTGTTTGGTGATCTGTACGACGCCGTCCATGAGCTGTTCGACCCGCTGCCAAAGCACGTGTGGGAGAACTTCAACACCCTCTACCTGCGCCACTTCTTCGGAGCGCCGGGTGATGAGGGCCTAAAAGACTAATCACGATCGTTGACCGCTACTGGTCAGCGATCTGCTGGGATTGCCAGCACCTTCTTCATTTCTCTGCATACGAGTACTTCCAGTGGGAGCCGGTTGGCGATGGCCGATGGCGACGCAAGCGGCCCATTGATGAGCTACTCGGATTCTTTGACACCCTGATGAATATCCAGGGCACTCTGACCAATGAGGCTGTTCTCAACGACCCGGAAACTATCGAATGGATGGGGTCTCGTATGGACAGCGATGACGGTCCCAACAAGGTACGCATCTTCGGGCACACCGAAGATATCGCGTGGTTGAAGCGCCTCGTTGAGGTGCAGATCGGCAAGTCCTTGCCGGGTCCTGTCATTCCGGGCCTCGAATTGCGTCTCCAGCGGAAGTTGATCAAAACCAAGAACGCTGTCGAGCGCGCGCAGCAGCGCAATCGCGAACGGACACAGCGTCAATAGTCCAGGAGACTAAATGGCTGCCACCCTAGTGGGTGAGGCCGCAATCCGCATTGTCCCTACTCTGCGTGGGTTCAAGACTGAGGCGGATCGCCGCCTTAACGCAATGAAGTTCGATCACATCAAGATCGAATTTGACCCGCAGCTCGGCAAGGCCGAGGCAGAAGTGCAGGCTTGGCGTCAGCGCCAGGAACTGAATGCGGTTTCGATCCCCGTCCGGGCAGATCTTCAGACGTTCCGTCGCGACCTTTCGCAGGTTGAGCACATCTTCAAGCGGAACTCTCTTTCTAAGGCACTTCGCCTAAATATCAAGGTAATTGGGCTCGACGCCCTACCGGCTCTTGCGTATGCGGCTGGTAGCGCCACGTCGGGCCTAGACGCGTTGGCTAAGAGCGCCTTTGCTCTTCCTGGCCTACTTGGCGGTGCACTGGCATCGGTTGGCGCGCTTGCTGTTGGACTCAATGGTGTTGGAGCTGCTTTCAAGGCCTACTCGGCAGACTCCAAGGACGCAACGACTCGTGCGCGTGAGATCGCCACTGCGAACCGCAATGTGGAGAGCTCGTATCGCTCGTATCGCATGGCTGTTCGCGACACTATCCGCGAGATTCAGGACCTGAACGCGGAGAATCGTCGTTCGTCTCTAAATGTGGCGGATGCCGTTCTGTCGGTGCAGGAGGCTGCTGACCGTATCCGTGAGGGTGGTCAGCGTTCGCTTACTGAGTTGAAGCGTGACCAGCTTTCGTACCTGCAGGCGCTGGATCACCTGCAGGAGGTTCAGACCAAGGCGCAAAGGACTGCGCAGGATGCCGCTGACGCGAACGCTCAGGGCGTAGAAGGCGCGGATCGGGTACTTGATGCCCTCGACCAGATTGCGAAGAACACAGAGGCTCTCAGCGCCTCGAAGATCTCAGAGGTAGACAAGGCGCTCGGCCAGCTGTCGCCGAATATGCGCAAGACCGTCGAGGCGGTCCATGGGCTATCGGGTGCATGGCATGAACTTCAGCAGAGCTCTCAGGACGCTCTTAGCGAGGGCCTCGATGTAGCGATTACGGAGCTAGGCCAGAAGGCCCTGCCAGGACTGTCCATCGGAATCCGCCGCACCGCAAGCGGAATTAACGCTGCCCTAAGGAGCGCGCTGTCCTCCGTTGGAGGCAACGCCAACCAGGGATTAATGTCCGCGATCTTCGGTAACACTGACATCTTCTGGCGCAACATGGCCCGGGGAATGGACCCACTGATCAGTGGCTTCACCCGGTTGACCAAGGAGTCCTCAGACTTCCTGCCACGCATTGGTAATGCGTTCTCTTCGGTCTTCGACCGCTTCGATCGGTTCACCAAGCGAGTTTCCACTGACGGTTCGCTCGACCGCTGGATTGACTCAGGCCTGAAGGCCATCGGTGATCTTGGCAACTCGCTGTTGAACATCGGCGGGATCGTCTCGTCGGTGGCCGCTGCCTTCGATAAGGCTTCCGGTCATAAGGGCGGATTCATCTCCTCGTTGGCCGATGGAACGAAGAAGCTTGACGACTTCCTGAAGTCCACACGCGGCCAGAACATGTTGGCGAAGTACTTCGGTGAGGCTCGCGACTTCATTGATCGCCTCTGGGATGCGTTGAAGCGTGTCAAGGGGGGAATCGGAGATGCGGTAGAGGCTGCGCGCGAGTGGTCGGCAGCGATGCTTGGAGCCCTCGGCGTATTCATCAGCTCCGCGAGGTGGATCGAGCAGCACACGCATGCGCTCTCCACCCTGCTGAAGGTCTATCTGACGTACCGCACGGTCAAGCCCATTCTTGAGGGGCTCACTGGGGCGTGGAAGAACTACAACAAGGTTGTTGAGGCCGCTGCACGTTTCGAGGGGACTCGCAACATCCCTGGCGTTCAGGCTACGGCGCGCAACCTTCGTGTTGCCAAGGGCGAGGAGCTTCCTGGTCTCTCGAGCCGTCAGGCGCGTGAGGAGGCCCTGCGCTTCGGTGAAGCTGTAGACCGCGCAGGTAACCGGTACGACGCTTTCGGTCGCAAGGTTAAAGAGGTTGAGCCCAAGCTCACGGCGACTACTACTGCGGCAGGCAACGCCCGCAAGGGCATCAACGATGTTGGTGATGCTGCCACGCGTGCGGGGGAGAAGATCGGTGGGGCCGGTAGGGCTTCGATGCTCACCCGTGTTGGTGCGCTCGCCGGGGCCCTATTCGGACCGCTGGCACTCACCGCTGCCGTAGGCGGCGCGATCATTGCCATCGATAAGCTCGGAGAGTCTCACCGCAAGGCTGCCGAAGACGCTGATAGGCAGAGGGTTGCCCTCGATGGCCTGAAGGGTGCTATTGACGACGTCACTGGCAACCTCAACGCGCAGGGTGTAACCGAGACCGCCAAGAGCGCCCAGAAGTACGCCATCCCCGGCCTGGGGGATAGGAACCTCTTTGAGGATGCTCGTCGCTCCAACTTGGTTCAGAGCGATGCACAGCTTCTTGCGGCGATGCTCCCTGGTAACGACGCACAGCGCAGTCAGCTCCTTGGCGCTGGCCAGGAGCAGCTGAAGTCGATTATCGGTTCGAGCGCGGTCTGGCGTGGTGACGCTGACCTGTGGAACGAGCGCGGCATTGACCTTGACACTTTCGTGGCCGGTCTGCGTGGTGACCAGAAGGCCAAGGAGAAGGTTGACAAGGCATATAACGATATTCTCCAGAGCCACAACATCTTTCCATGGATGCCTGCCGCTGTTAACACGCCTCGCATTTCTGCTGGACAGGCCACTGGAGCTATCCCGCACGATTTCACCTCGGTACTGAAGTCCACTGGGACCATCGATCTCGCGGCCCCGCTGATCGGTCTTAGCGACATCCCGAGCTCGCTGGGCCAGCATGGTGCGGACAAGCGACAGGTCAACGAGGCATCTAACGGACAGGGGCGCTTCAAGCCTGGTGGCCGTGGTGCTGCGATCTTCGGGCCCTTCGGTGGCCTGAATGACTCCTCGCACATTGCGATCGGTCAGGACGGTAACGGTGTAATCACTACCGACCGTGATCCGAACGTTGATGAGACGATCGGTTCGACCACAAAGGTTCGCGACGGCCAGTACGAGACTCACCTGACTGCTGATGCCACTGCTCAGCTTCTAGATGTCCAGAAGTTCAAGGACGGCGGTCTCGTTCGGGGAATCGGTGGCCCGCGCGATGACATGAACCTGGTTCGCGTCTCGCCATACGAGCACATCACCAATGCGGATGCCGTTAGTTACTACGGCGTCAAGCTATTTGACGACCTGAACAACAAGAGGATTCCTCGCCACTTCGGCGGCGGATTCCCGTTCGATATCCCACAGCAGCCTCCTATGCCGGTGCCGAGCCCTATCGGCCCCATTGGCGGTGGTGGGGGTATCGCGCCAATGCCCGCTGTCGCGCCTGGATTCATGCCCGAGCCAGCAGCACCCGCTCCAGCGCCTGCGCCTGTCCCTGCGCCGCTTCCTGCACCTCCACCACGTCCTGCTCCTGCGCCCGATCTTCCTCCGATTGGCCCGAAGCAGACGCTAAACCCTGGTGGTGCAGCACCTTCGATCGGTAAGCCAGCCCCTCATCTTGGCGATACGCCTGTAACACCAGGCCCTGGAGCTGATTTCAGCATCCCGGGTGCGGACATTGCACTGGGTGGCGGGGTGCCTGATATCCGCGAGCCATACGGCATTGCGGTCGGATCCAATAGTGAAGGATTCGGCGGCCAGGGAGTCAAGTTCCCCGACTGGGTCAACCAGCTCGGCTCAGCCTTCGGGCTGAAGGCATCCACTTATCCGGGACACCAGGAAAAGAGTGGCCTGAACAAGGGCATCGACTGGACTGGTCCTCCCGAGAACCTTCGTGCTTTCGCGGAGTACGTGAAGTCTGTTCCCGGCATGGAGCAGGTCATCTTCATGGATCCGCGTGACGGAACCAAGATCGGCGTTGATCCAGGTGATCGTGGCGCTAACCAGTCGATTGAGGACTACTACCGCGACGACTGGGGTGGACATACCGACCACGTTCACACCCGTCAGAGCTGGTCTATTCCATTGCCTGGTGGGCGATCGATGCTGCCGAATATCTACCAGCAGGGCGGTGGATCGGGTACGCCAAACCTTTTGGCAGCCTTGAAGACTCTGCCTGACAACATTCAGCCAGTGTCGATCGCAAAGCAGGTCGGCCAGGTCGGTCTGCAGGCGTTGGCCGGAATCTTCGGCCTTGACTTGTCATATGTCCAGGCAGCCCAGCAGATCGGCAACTACTACCTGAGCGACGAGCCTAAGAAGAATTCCAACCCGCTCGACAAGTTCATGGGCGCACTCAACGGATCCAACGGATCCAACTCTGGCGCTGATGTGGCCGACCAGGCTATGTCCGACTACTCAAGCGGTGTCGCGGGCTTGAGCCCTCAGTTGCAGCAGAAGCTAGCGGCCAATGGGATGTCGTTCGATCCGAGTGCATACAGCTCGGGCAAGGGTGGGGCTCCTACGAGTGGTCTCGGACAGTCGACCACGAAGGAGCAGATCCACGCGCGCTATGGAGCGCTCATCGCACAGATCTGTGCGGCAATGGGCGTGGATCCCTCCTTGTGGCAGAAGCCCCTTGAGGAGCAGATCTGGACTGAGTCGAAGGGTGATCCGTTCTCGATCAATCCTAATGACACGGATGGCAAGGGCGGAAGGCAAACCGTCCAGGGTCTATTTAACTTCCTGCCAACCACTTTCGACTCCTACAAGGTCGAAAACATTGGGTCGGGAAGTATCAACGACCCGGTATCCCAGATCGCCGCTGCCATCAACTACACCATCAAGCGATGGGGCGTTAACAAGGACGGATCGCCAAACCAGATCGGGCGCGGTGTCGGTTTTGCCGATGGTGGCTGGGCCAACGACTTGGCATGGCTGTCGACCGGTGAGTATCGCACCAGCGGAGACGCGACCAAGTTCTATGGGCCCGCGCTGTTCGATGCGCTCAATAGCAAGAAGGTTCCACGCAACGTCGCCAAGGGATTCGCTGACGGTGGATTCCCGCTCTTCATTCCGCCTCCTCCTGCTCCTGGAGCTGGTGGCCAGACCCCTGGACCGCTAGACCTAGATCAGCCCGAGCAGCAGCCTGCTCCCACTGTTCAGGTGCCATCTATTGGCGCAGCTGGTGCGGTCCCTTCGACCGGAGGTGCGCCGGGGCCCGGGGCGACTGCTCCCGCTCCTGACCCTGGCGCTCTTCCCCAGGTCAATGACGCTTTGACTGAGGTTGGTGGAGCTGGTGCCGCTATGGGTGCCGGTCCACAGGCGGGTGATCCAGGTGCACAGCCTGGCGCATCTCCTACCGATCAGCCAGACATGCGCGCGACCCTGGGTGCTGCACCTACCTCCCAGGAGCACAACAACCCCAGTGTCTCCGGTGCGATTAAGGGTGCTGCAGGGGCTATTGGTGGCCTAGCAGCGATGGCTGCCTCCATGGGCATCAACACCGCCGCGCCTGGCGCTGGTGGTGCCGCAGGGCAGGGGATTCAGGCCGGTTTCCAGATGGGTGGCCAGGCCATCTCTGGTGCCGTGAACATCCTGTCGTCGCTATTGGTTGGTACCGCCACTGGTGGATCCACTCAGTCTGCCTCGGGTATCCCAATGCTGCCTTCTCGTCAGCCGCAGCAGACCGGCGTTCCGAAGTTGGTGAACGACAACCGTCAGTACCACGTCACGAACCTTGATGAATTCAAGAGGGTTCAGGCGACCTCGGACGCACAGGCGGCAATGCCTTACATCTCCAAGTACGGCTAAACACGCACGGCGGCTGCGTATTTCATTTCCATTCTACGGAAACTTGTGATGGACACAATCGATTACACCGCGAAGATTGAGATCTTCGGCGTGCACGGAGAGTACTTCTGCATCTCCGGGCCCGGTAAGGGTGAGCAGGGCGTGGAGCTCATGCCCAAGCTCAAGGGGATGATCGATGCGCCGGTCAAGTCGATGTGGCTTCCGGGAGCGTACGGACAGACGTTTGTTGACTTCCGATGGGAGCGAAGGGACGTCGTATTCACCGTCAACATCTTTGATGACGGAGGAGACCCTGAGGTTTGGCGCACGGTCGACTCCAAGTGGCGCTTCGCGTTTGACTACGTGAAGGAAGCGACCATTCGCTTCACCACCTCGGACGGTTATCGCGATTTGAGGGTTCGTCTTCTCGAAGAGCCTCGGGCATACGAGGACGGTCCCTGGGAGGGCAAGGACCCCGCGCTGTATGCCTGCAGCACTGTCGTGATGACAGTTGCTGCTGAGCTGCCGTTCTTTGTTGGACCCTCGGACTTCTACGAGTGGGACGGCGACACTTCCAGTGGCCGGACCACTTTCAAGCTTGAAGTGGACTGTGACGTTCCCGTCTGGCCAAAGTGGACTCTCACCGACCAGGCGCGCTGGCGTCTGCCCGACTTCTCCTTTGGCAACGAAGAGTATGGGCGAGGCATCCAGGACTCGGGTAGAACCGTCGAACTCCCGTACCTGCCCAAGGGCGCTGGCTGTGTTGCGAACTCAGACCCGCGAGTGCAAACCCTAATGGCAGCCAACCGTATTCATCTTCAGGGACTCTGGAAGGGTAAGGATCTTCTGTACCCGATTGCTGGCGGGACTTATAGCCGCCTCCCGGTTCAGGTAAAGGACGCTGTTGGTGGCTATCGCCTCCAGCTTGAGGTGCCCAAGTGGTACTCGCGCCCCTGGAGCCGTCCGGTGGGGGCTGTATGAGTCTAAGGACGCTCGAGGAGATCTCGGGCATCAATGAGTCTGTCGAGGCATATCGCCAGGAGCTGATGTGGCTTCGCATGGCAAAGCCGGTGATCTCCTTCTGGCGCAACAAGGAAGACGGATCGCCAGGCCTGGAGTACTACGGACGTGTCGATTACCGCGACACTATCAAGGCCTCGTTCCCGTTCAAGAAGAACACCTCCACTCAGGGTGTGCTTGAGCTGCGTTTCGATCACTACATCTCGGAGTGGATGCGCTCCATTCCTGATGATCCTCACGCGCGCAAGAACGTTGTCATCCGTATCGACTTCTTCGGTGGCAAGCTCCGTTGGACGGGATTGCTCCATCACCATGCCAAGAAGATGCGAGATGGCATGGCGTACATGGAACTAACGTTTAACGACGACCTGCAGTTCCTCCAGTTCCTTTTGGGCCCACCGAATCCGGCCCTGCCCATCCCAGTATTCCAGTGGCCAAGGGTGCTGCCCATCCTGGGCCCTGCGAAATGGGCCTGCTCGATCATGATCCTGATCAACCTGATTCGAGTACAGGCACCGATTTATCACCTGCCAGATGATCCATTCGATTTGAGTCAGTGGCTAGGGCTATTGCCTACCGAGTGGGAAAACTGGCAGTGTCACATCAAGGCCAATCCACTCCCGCTTGATGATTCGTCCCTGTGGACCGTCCTCGGTACCCGCATGAACCCGATCGATTCGGTAATCGCGGACGCCTTGGAGGATGCGCAGCTGACCATCAGGTGGAGGCGCTGCTTCTCCGATGAGGGCGAGACTGAGAACGGCATTCTGTTCGTTGAAACACCAGCGAATGGCGCTTTGATCTTCGAGATCGTTGACGACAGCGGTTATTACAACCCAATCCTGGGCGGAACCTTCCTCGGCGGAACGATCGCAGATGGCATGGTCCGTTCGGTGGTGCAGTATGTCGGTGGCTTCATTGAGGACACCGCGTCAGTCATCGCAGATGATGAGACTTACCACCCTGACGAGTACTACGGGAGTGGGTGGCTTGCCACCTTGGCGCAAATGCCGTGGTTGGTCATCAGAGATTCGAGCTGGTCTCCAGTCGAGACCAGCGAGCTCACGTGGAGCCCCGCCACTGCAGTGTCTGTGGTGGTTGGTGGTGACAACCCGGCAGCAGATGCCATCGCACGTTTGATCATCGAAACCACCGGAAATATCCTGGGATACTTCCTACTTGGCGGATTCTCGTCGGCGGGAACCATCGCAGCTGACGTGATCATGCCATTCCTGGTTGGCACGATCGCCGCGTGGTTGGAGTGGAAGAACACTGGCCGGGCGAAGAACCTTGGGTGGGTGCACCTTTGGGAGCTGTACCAGCAGGGTGCGGAGAACAACTCGTGGTCGCTGTCTGCGCTGGCTGCTCTACGTGGTGGTTTCCTGGCGTCGAAGTCTGAGACCTCGCATACACTGTCATTGAGGGGTAACTCGTGGATTATTCCGGGTGCACACTTCGCAATTGGTTCCCGTGTCGGTTCCACTAGCCGTGGATACGGTGACCGAATTTTCGTTTCCCAGGTCGAGGAGATCATTCCTTCATGGGATAACGCGTCCAATACGCCACTCAGCGTCCAGGTGAAGATCGGGCAGAACAAGGCCGCAATGTCGGTCGGTGAACGTCTCGCTCGGCTAACTAAGAAGATCAAGGACATCCTCCAGAACATCGGTGTCCACCTCATTAGTTAGTGCTGGCCTGCAGGCTAATTCGTGAGACAATAGAGGTAGGAGCAGATGCCTCCGGTTAATGTTCATCCGCCCGATCCAGAGCACCCTAAAGGAATGGCCTGGGTCCTTGGCGTAGGCATGGTTGATCCGCGACCAGGTGCGAATCCGAACCAGGTTATGGCGATCGTTCAGTCCTGGGAACCCACATCTGAACTGTGGTGGAAACTCGGATTGCGTTGGCACCCAGAGCTTGCCACGAAGTGGGCTGTAGGTGGGGGCCAGTTCGCCGTCGCGGACATTGTGGATGAGAAGCCAGAAGACTTCGGTAAGTCCAACGACCTGAAGGCTAAAGCCGAAGAGGTTCTTGGGTATATCGCTGAAGAACATCCCGAGTATGCGGAACTTCTCAAGAAGATCAAGGCGGCTGGTTCCGATGAGGAGCGTGCCAAGATCTCCAAACAGTTCGAGTCCGAGATCAAGAAATTGATCCTGCTCACTGAGTACATCAAATCCAAGGAGTAACCCATGACGATGCCGACTGGCAGCGATCCGAGTGGGTATGACCTATCTGGACATGACGGTGGCGTTGTTGGTGCGGGGCTTGGCAATCTAGCTGGTCGAACGCGTGGGCCCATTGAGGAGATGCTCAAGCAGCGCGTTCAGAACACCAGTTCACTGAATAACGCGTCTGATGCGATCTTCCATGGATTGAATGCGGCGCTGGGACTGCCTCTTGCGATCCTCGAGGCGTTGGTAAATCGTCTGTTCCCCGGGTTGAATATCAATCTTGACGAGGGAATGGAGGCATTCCTCAACAGTCTCAAGGAAGTTCCGCTTCTCGGTGACATCGTCAAGTGGATCACCGGTATCGCGGATGGCGGAATCGCTGAGCTGAAGCTCTGGTTCGACAATCTGAAGAAGTTCCTCGCGCACATCGACTTCAACTCGCCGTCGTTCAATCCGCTTGCGGCTGCGGCTGACTTCATTGACATGATCCTCGCCCCGGTGGGAAAGCTCGCCACACTGATCGGTGGCCTGCTGTCGGGCAGTGTGATTCCCGGCCTCGACGCTTCGAAGATCGTTTCCGGCCAGTTTGCGCAGGATATGATCGCGGGCCTCGGGGGAGTGCTTAACGGCATCAACTCCATGATCAACCAGGTCATTGACATCTTCCGTGGTGTATTGGTCACGCCAATCAACCAGGCTCTCCAGGATGTCAAGGACTGGTGGAATGCGATCACTGGCAAGACGTCTCACCTAAATGGCGAAGGTGGCTATGACGCCTCCAAGCTGGTTGGTGAGGTGGCGAAGAGTGCTGTTGAGGGCCTGGTAGATCTCGGAAACGTCGTTGTCGGGGGCTTTCAGGCGATCACCAATGGCTGGTTCGGTGGATCGTCCGCGACAGGCTCGCCAGCTGAAGTCAGGACGACTATCGAGGCGATCAAGCAAGCCGTAATCAATGGCTACACCGTGGACACAATCGTTTCATCGCAGTCCTACGAGAAACCGGCTGCAAATCTTAGCGAAGTTTTCGTTATCGGAATTGGCGCTGGTAGTAACGGGTTTGGTGGATCTAGCGGAACCACGTCAGCTGGTGGGGCTGCCGGTTCTGGTGGTCTGAACGGCGGGTTCCTGAAGCTAGGGCTCGACCCGTCTGCCATTACTTGGCCGGTCGACGTAACAATCGGAACGAATGGCAACGAGACATCGTTTGGGTCCTATTTGACGACTGTCGCTGGTGCTGGCGGTATCCAAAGCAAGAGCGAATTCGCCTTCCTGGCAACGTCGTCCACACCTGGCAGTGGCGGGGCAGGTGGCACCGGTGGTTATAAAGCCGGAACATCGGCCAACTATGGAACCACAGGTCGAACCGGAGTCGCGTCCGCATCTGCGGGAGGCGGAACTGGTGGATCGCCTAGCGCACTACCGGCAACAAATGGGACGGCTGGAGAGTCAGTATCCGCTGGGGTCGACACCAAATGCGGTGGTGGCGGTGGCGGTGGCGGTGGCGGTGGAAACCCAACCGGCACTTTGGCTCAGGCCAAGGGCGGGAATGGTGGCGCTGGCGGATACCCCGGTGGTGGCGGGGGCGGCGGTGGTGGTGGCGCTGGCTACGACACCGGAAGTAAAGGATCGGGCGGTACAGGAGGCCCCGGGGCCAGTGGTGTGCTGTGGGTGTTCTGGAAAGAGGGTTAATGCATACAGCCGAACTGATTTCGGAATTTCTACCGCAGTTCTGCCCGAAAACTAATCACTATCGCTGCTCGGATGGTGACACAACGTGGTACCTACTGATCACTGTTGCGTCCGCTGAATCCCTGGGCAATCTGCTTGGCATTCCGGTGAACATGCTCCACCTGCCGAAGACAGTTGACGTCTTCCTGTCAGACGAGAACGCGGTGGTTCTTGACGCGGACTTCAACCCAGCCAATGGGCTGACTCCGCTGTGCCGGATTGAGGAGTGCTCGTCACATGATGCTGCGCTTTCGGCTATGGGTTACGAACCCATTCCTAAGTCTTAGGGAGTTACTTTGTCGCTCAGGACATTTAAGCAGGATCCTGATGCGGTTCTCGACTACACCCTTAATTGGGCTGACTGGCTTGCCCCTGGCGACACGATCACGTCGGCAACGGCGACGGTGTCCCCAACTGGTGGCCTGACTGTCGGAACTGTTTCAAACACGGTTGACGCAGTGACTGTTTGGGTCTCTGCCGGTGCAGCCGGAAGTAAGTACGACGTCACCGTTCACGTGATTACCAACGGTGGTCGTGAGGATGACCGAACTTTCACGGTCGAAATCAAGGAGATGTAGGTGAACGAACCTACTGAGATCGTTTTCGCTCTAACGGCGTGGGCAGACGCCGAGGTTGAGCGACCAAGTGATTCAAAGGATTCGGAATGACCGTTGGTCTTCACACTGCCAATCTTGCCAATAAGATTCTTGACCACCTACGTGGTGGAACCGCCTGGGCTCAGCCTGGTGGCCTATGGGTACGGCTTCACACCGCAGACCCGGGCGCGGCTGGCACCGCTGCAGGATCGGCTGTATCCGCGAGGAGTCAGGCAGCATTCGCTGCGGCTGCATCTGGTGCAATCGCACTGACCGGAACGAACCCGTCCTGGTCAATGACCGCCACTGAAACCATCACCCATATTTCGATCTGGGACGCTTCTACCGGAGGCAACTTTCAGTGGTCGGCTGTTCTGTCTGTCCCGAAGAGTGTTCAGTCGGGTGACACCTTGACCCTGACTAACTGCGGCTTGTCCCTGGGCCCTCTGGCGGCGTAAATGGCGCTGGGGTCGACTACGTATACGTCAGGCTCCGGTTCTTACGCGCTACCACCCGAAGCGAATCGTGTAGATGTAATCCTCCTTGGAGCTGGCGGTGGTGGCGGTGGCGGTGACGGTGGCCAGAACACCACAGGCGAGGGTGGCAAGAAGGGGTCATGGCAGACCTTCACGCTTACTCGTTCGCCCGGGGCTTCTTGGGCCGCGCCCTACGTTGATTGGTCGGTTGGAGCCAGCGGTTCTGCAGGCCCGATTGAGAAGGCCGGTGGAGCTGGGGGCGGATCATCCGCGACATTCAATGGCTCAACCACGACTGCTGCCGGTGGCGCTGGCGGTGCTGGTGCCTATGCGGGAAACGGCAAGAACACTCCTGGAGAGTCGCCCGGAAGTATCACCTATAACGGCAATGCGTACGCAGGTGGCGGTACAGCCGCTGCCAACAATGATGGAGTAGCCCCGGGCGGCGGTGGTGGTCCAGGCACGGGCGGATTCTTCACGATCGGCGTGAAACCAGGACGGCCTGGTGGTGCTGGTCAGATCTGGTTCTTCGCCTGGTACGAGCCAGTCGCTTGGACAGCTGACGCCAATCTTTCGGCTATCGCATCGCCCACCGCACGACTGACTAACAGCGCTGTCGTGGGTGCAGCCTTAGCAGTAACCGCCACGTCATCCGTGACCGGCTCTCGGGGCCAGTCCATGGGTGCGAATCTTTCCGCTGCGGCCACACCTGTTGGTATCAATCGGTATGACGCCAAGGTTCAGTCGAGCCTGTTTCTCTCGTCTACGCCAGTCGGTGCGATCGTCAAGGTATTGAACGGGGCAGCCTCGCTGGCGGTAAACACGTCCACCTCAGCTGCAGCCACCGAGTACGGGGTAGGGGACGTAAATCTCGCCCTGACAGCTGCGTTGCTGGCAGGTGCGAATGTAGACCTCGGTGTCGCGAGCGCCCTGAATCTGGTTACCGCTGTGACTGCAGTGGCAGCACGCGGGCAAGCCATTGGGGGCGCACTCGGCGTTGGTGCTGGCCTTGAAGCTGGACTGAAGTATCAGGGAAGCCTGGCCGCGAACCTAGTGGCGATGGCCTTTATCACCGCAGAGGCATACAAGACCGTCAGCGCAGAAGCAGCGCTGGGAATAGAGTTCGACAGTACTCCAGATTCGACTGGTGGAAATGTCGCAGATACCAACCTAGATCTGATCGCGGCTATGACCGCAGCAGCGCAGGTGAACTACGCGGCAGCTGCCAGCTTGGCGGTAGAGGTTCTTGGAACCGGAACGGTCGGGGCGAAGTTCACTGCCGATGCCGACTTGTCGGTAAACGCATCGATGTGGGCATGGTTCGGATCCATCCGCGAGATCGTATATATCGATCCAGTCGATCGATCCGTCAATGTTCCTCAAACTGAACGCGATATCGCGGTAAATGAAAGCGAACGCAGCGCAACTGTGGGTGAGACCGAGCGGGCTATGAGTATCGCGGCGGTTGATCGTCTTGGTGTCGTTTCCCCGGAGGACAGAGGGCTCTCCGTTGTTGAGGCGGCACGTGACGTCGATGTCCCAGGACACGACAACACCGCATCTGTATAGGAAACACATTGACTGACAACACGAATCCAGTGATTCGCGTGTCCCCGGACCGACTGGCCGTAGCCATTCAGCGCACCGATGGCAAGTGGGCGGTGATGCACTCAGAAGTTGGTGGGCACTACGCCCCCGAAGCTGAGGTAGCAGATTGGGCCGAGTTGTGAGCCTGGTGGACGAGCTCATTGATCTTGACGCCGAGACAGTGGTCTCCCTGTTTGGGGCCCTGGCCGCTGGTGGTGTGCTGAGCAAGATTATTGAGCTCGCAACAGGTCGACGTAAGCGCAAGGTCGATGAAGCGCAAGTACTTTCGGCTATCTCCACCGCAATCCGCGAGGAAGTGCGCAAGGAGAATGCGGAACTTCGCGACCGGTTGGATCAGCTGGTGGGCGCGGTCACCGGGCTTACGGACATCCTGGATGACCTGTTCCCGAAGATTACCGGACTGAACGAAGAAGAGCGTATCGCATTGCGCCGCAAGATCAATCTCGCGAAGCGCGTCTCCTGATACACTGAAAGAGAGAGTTTTGATGGCGATTTGGACGCCTTCGACTCGGGTTCTCAGCAACCAGCCTCTTGAGCTGAATCGCGACAATCCGCTTCACTATAAGTACACGCTCAGTGGTGGTAAGAAGTTCCCATCTGGAACTACAGCATTCCTGACGATCAAAAACACTTATAGCCAGACGCTCGCCACATTTGAAGGCATTGTCGCTGGTTCTACAGTGACCTTCCTTGAGGCCAAGGCTATTTCGAATGCCTTGCCGCGCGGCGCTTCGTGGACTCTGCATATTCAGACCCCGGAGTTGGATGAGCCCCGGCTCGAGCTACAGGGAACTGTGATTCGAAGCGAAGCTCCATTCCCGGATGCACCGCCTCAGTCTGGCGAGTTCGATGGTGTGCAGTACCGCTACAGCTTCGGCACTCCCGGCTTCGTGGTGGATCCTGCGTGGCGCATTATGAATGGCAAGCCGCGCGTCTACGACAACGCGTACCGCAGCCTTCCAAATGCGGTCGCAGCAGCATCGATTACCGATGGCGCTGGTGGTGGACCTACGTTGTTTGACGACGTCGCCATGCTGTACTACGCGCCCTTGAAAACCGATGCGATTCGCCTGACCTACAACACGATTCGATTTGGTTCCGGCACCGCGTGGATTGCGATCTGTTCGAACTACGACATGACCAACTACGCGGCACTGAAGCACAACGGCGTCTTTCTGAATGGCCTGTGGCAGCACGACACTGTCGAGGTTGTTACCGGGACGGGCCCAGTTACCACGCAGAGTCGCGTCACTCCGGTGCAGTACACCACTGCCACTAACCAGAACTACACCGCCGAATACAACCCACTCACCAATGCGTACTCACTGTACGTCGGTACCTCGTTGACGCCGATTGTCAGCTGGACAGACACAACGCAGATCGTGAACCACGGTGAGGGCGAGCGCTATTTCGGCCTCGGATTTAAGTCGGATCTCCTGACACCAGGTGTGGAGATCTCCGACATCATCATCGCTGACACCCCTTAAGGGCTTCATGTTCTACACCAAGGACGACATCGCACGGATCGTCATTCGTTGCGGGCAGGATCTCGGCATCACTTCACGCGGCATCCACATTGCGCTGGCCACCGCGTGGGTGGAGTCGAAGTTCGTGATGTACGCAAACTCGAATTACCCAGAGTCCCTTGACAAGAGGTTCAAGTATGACGCGGTGGGATCGGACGGTACGTCCGTTAATGAGTTTCAGCAGCAGAACTTTCCTGAGTGGGGTTCGCTCGATGATCGCATGGACCCTTACAAGGCTGCTGCCATGTTTTATGACCATCTGGCGAACCCTCGCAAGTTTGGGCTTAAAGCGTTCGATTACAACGATCCTGGGCTTACCCCGGGCCAGTGTGCCCAGAAAGTACAGCGCTCCGCGTTCCCCGATCGTTACGACCAGGCAATGGGAGTGGCTGTTGAGTACTTCAACCGACTGACCACTGGGATTGTTCTGCCGCCGAGGTTCTTTGAAGAAGGGAACATTATCGGGCAGTGGGCTCCAAATTGGCAGTCGCGCAATGGTCGAAAGCCGCGCCTGATCGTTCTCCACACCGAAGAGGGCAACGCACTCGGTATGGACCTGGTCAACTATATGGCCGGTGCGGGTGTCTCTTACCACTACGTGATTGATCCAGACGGGAAGACGTTGGATCTCGTTGACACCGACGACGCTTCATGGTCTGTGTTGGATGCCAATGGATACACGATCAATCAGGTGTTCGCAGGATCTTACGCCTCAATGAGCCGCATCGAATGGCTTCAGAAGTACGACAAAGCAATTCGAGTCTCTGCTTACTTGGCTGTGCAGGACTGTGTGAAGTACGGGATTCCGGTCCAGATCCTTGTGGGTAACAAGTATTCGCAGCTTCCTACCACTGACGGAATTACCGACCACAACGGAATCACTGTCGGCCTTGGTATCGGCAACCACACCGACGTGGGGCCGAACTTTCCGTGGGACGTCTTCAACAACTACCTACTCGAATTCTCAGCTCAGGCTGGAGAGGATGACATGTTCACTGATGACGATCGGCTGAAGCTGAACCGCATCTACTTCGAGCTGACCAATCGCTGGGAGTCTCGTTCGATTTACCGCGCCCCGGGTGAGGGCCCCGTGGATACGTTGGCCGGAATGCTGTTGAACGACGATGGCATGGAGCACGCCGAGCTCATCGAGCGACTTGCGGTTCTGGGGGATGAGGATGCACTACAGCGCGTAATCCGCACTGCTGCAGGTGAAGGCGCTGTTACCGACAAGGGCAATATCGCACGTGCCAAGAAGATTCTCGCCAGTGTGCCGAAGGAGATTCTCGAGGCCTACAAGGAGGCCGCGAAGTGAGTGCTGTAGCGAAGTTTGTTGGGGAGGCGTTTGTTTCGCCGATTGTTCGCGAGCTCAAGCCGGTGATCGAGAAGATCATCCGCGAGGAGATCCAGCAGGCCAAGAACGAAGCCTGGGAGATGCTTCCCGACTGCATCGAGAAGACGGTTGGGAACGCTGTAGAGCAGTTTCTCGGACCAATCGGAAAGTTGTTCGGAGGTAAGTGATGGATCTCCTACGTCGCCTACCTGAGATCTACAAGGCCCTTGTAGCCTTCCTCGGCGCGCTCGCCGCTCAGGAAGGAACTGTTCTTGCCATCGCTGATGGTCTGCCGCCCAACTGGGTTCATGGACTCATGGTCGGATTTGCAGGCGTTACTGCGGTTTTGACGTTCCTGAAGAAGAACAAGACCGCCGTGGACTTGGTGGAGAAGATCCTCCATGAGGGCTCGACTGACCCCGTTCACGTCGAGGCTGTGGTGAAGGCCAACCCAGAGTTGGTTCAGGAATTGATCGACCAGTACCGCACCTCTCACTAACCCAAAACGCGACGGGCTCACCGCTATTGGTGGGTCCGTTCGTCATCTCCGAAAGAAGTACTCATGGCATGGATTGGCTGGCAGGAAGGCATGGAAGGCCTGCCTGTTCTCGCGGCTGTTGGTGAGCTGCGTGCGAAGTTCTCATACGGTAAGTCGCTCGCGCTGACTGAAAAGTTCACTCCTGAGCTCACAGCTGCCGTGAAAACGTTCCAGCGCAACAAGGGTGGTTTGCGTACTGATGGCGTTCTAGACTTCGCCACTCAGAAGGCCTTGGGTGTTCCTGAGGCGTTGAAGCCGTGGTTGTTCACTGTCGCTGGCACGGGAGCGGGCTGGGACGCTGGCTATCCGGCTGACCTGGCACGTGAAGTTCTCGACTTGTTCCGCTGGCAGGGGATTGGCTATCCCGCTGCCGCATTCCCGATGGGGTCTTCGGTGGACGCTGGTATCGCGGAACTGCTGAGGCAGATGAAGCTGCGGTTGGACCGATTCCCGGCCGCGAAGTTCGTCCTGGTCGGCTACTCGCAGGGAGCCATTGTCACCTCGATGGTGTGGAAGCGCTACATCGTGGGCACTGACCTTGAGGATCGCATTATCGGTGCAGTCACTTATGGCAACCCATGTCGTGAGGTCGGCGTGGCGAACGGAAACCGCGCCGCAGGTTGGCCAATTCCGGCAGGTCGCGGAATTGGCGACGATCGCCTGGCCAACACCCCGGCATGGTGGTACGACTACGCCCACGGGGCCAACAGCGTGTGGGGCCGCGATATCTACACCGACACCCCGGACGACAAGACCGGCGAGATGATGACCGCCGTCTACCGTGTGGTTCAGGAGTTGAAGAACGCCTTCATCGGGGCTGACTCTCTACTAGAGCAGGTAGGGCAGATCATCCGCAATCCACCTGTGGAGATCTTCGCAGTGTTCCGGGCAATCATCTACGGTGGGCAGTTCATCGCGCAGTCGCCACCAACCCTTCCTCATATCAATTACGACATCGAACCCGCAGTGGCATACCTGCGTTCTCTTTAAGGAATCTCTTGACCATCACTGTCTTTTCAACCGGACCGTCCTGCCACCGCTGCACGTTGGTGAAGAACCAGCTGAAGAAGAACGAGATCCCTTTCAAGGAGATCCGTCTGGACGAGGACGCGACATGGCATGAGCGCGTGACGTCTCACGGGTTCATGAACGCACCTGTTGTGCTGATCGATGACGACAATGTCTGGGAGGGCTTCGCTTCCGAGGAGCTGAAGGAGCTGATTGCGGACTACCACGCATTGGTGGTGTAGTCGCCCTCAGCTGGCTGCAGGCAAGAGAAAACCCCGACTCCGTAGTGGAGCCGGGGTTCTTTCGTTACAGGGGATCTCAGAGGGCAATTCAGTTATTCCGCCGTCGACAAGGCACTCCCGCGAGCTCCCGTAGGGGGAACCTTGTGATGCGATCTGTGGCGTTCGCGGGTGTGGGCAGTGTGACTGTGGCGGTGGTTATCAGGTAGATCATGATGCCGAGCCCAACTCCGGTTGCTGAGCCGGTGGCAAGTATGGACAGGGCAAGTAGGGCCGCAACAACTGCCAATGAGACGAGCACTTGACCCCATCGGGGTAGCACCCTGAATAGCCGGTTGAGCGCGATGTCGACGTTGCCATAAGTGGCCCAACGCTGGCCGAGCAGCGCGCCAGCAACATAAAACACAACAGCCAGGACTACCCGAATTCCCAACGCGGTGAGCACTAGGCATATAGCCGAAAGCAGGTTCTGATCTACCACTTTAACTAGTTTGAGTCTCAGTGCAGACGACGAACCTACGTACGGGATGTGCGTAGCCGCCTGATGGGCAGCTAGATATGTTGGTGCTGTTGAGAGCTAGGCGTACCGGCTTCTCACGGGCGGGTTTTGTGCGGTCATCGCATTTAACCCGTTTGATTTCGAAGCCGTTCATGCTTAGGCAGCTGCCTTGGACCCAGTAGTAATCCATGCAGACTGTCCACTCGCCGCGACCGGCTGTGTTGGTGTAGTACTTCTGGTCTACGTCGCCAACGCATTCGCTCGGTTTCTGGACCTGCTGCACAACGATGAAGTTGTTCTCTGGTGAACCGCATCCGGCTTTGTCGACTTGGGCGTTGGTGCGAGACCCGTGAAGATTCACACATGTTCCAGCGGGAAAGTCAGGATTGATCGTTTTCGTGTCTGGCGGGAATTGCCCTGCTATTAGCGAGAATGAAGTCTGCTCAGTTTCTTGCTGGTCAACCGAGCTAGTATTTCCTCCAGCAAATATGCCGCGTATTAGCAATACGACAACCAGCCACGCAATACCGACAGCGGCTACCACTCCAGCTAGCTTTAGGTAAAGCTGTTTTCGGCTGCTGGTGTTCACGATGGCATCGACTACCACCCATATCCCATATGCGGCTACGAGGTACAGCGCTACCTGGGACATTGGCAGGTCAGTGAACAGCGTAAGCGTTAATCCGATTAGGCCCGCAACAATTAGAACTATCCGCGTGATGCGGAGCGCTTTGTTTACAGAATTTTTATCCACTGGCTTTTAACCTCAGGGTCTTAGGCGAATAAGCACTTTTGCCTGGTGAAGTTCCACCAAAAGTTATAATGAAAATCCATGGTTCCGCAGAAACCTTCCTCCGCCGCCCGAGATATAGCCGTCTTCATACCACCTACCGCGTTGTTGTACTGGGCGCAGCCCCAGGAAGCCGATCCAACCACCACCTTGCCAAGAAAGGGTACTGCGTTAGCGAAGGCTAGTATCCAAGAATAACTGCATATGTCGGCCATCGATGACTGAGCGTCTTCTAGGTCTCGTGCGATCCTTTTCATATCGTCAATCGAGTTGATTTGCGACCTGAATCCACCCGTATAGTCAGTGCGTATAACGCCCCATTGAGCCTTCACTTCAGGGGGTGGGCATTGCCCATTGCAGCCACCTCCAGGCACCGGCACCGGGGAGGGCTCTTTGCTCCATGACCGAGATGGCCCGCCTTGACGGGGTAGCCCGCCGTTGGGAAGCATGCTGCGGAGAGCATCGGGGATTTCACCGACTATCTCATTTAGCACTTCTTCGGCGGGGTTCCCAAAGGACTGGGCGACGGCCTGGCACTGTTGTTGGCGCTCGTTGAGCTGCTGCGTGGTGTCGTCTTGCTTGTTCTGCGGCTGCTCGGGCTGTTGAGTCTGTGTGGGGGCTTGGCTTGGCTGCTGCTGTTGAGGCTGCTGCTGGGGTTGTTGGCCCTGTTGTGGCGACTGCTGTTGTGGCGCTTGGTAGTCCGGGTTTGGCTTGCCGGGGCCTTGGGTGTAGCCGGGGTTGGTTTGGTAGTCCGGGATTTGTGTGCCATGGGCCGGCTGTTGGGCTTGCTGGGCCTGTTGCCCGCCTTGCTGGCCTGGAACCTGTTGCGGTGCTTGAGGATTGCCGGAATTGTATATGCTAATTCCGGAGTTCTGATCTAGTGGCGGCTGGTTGTTGCCGCCCTGGTAATCAGGCATTGAGCTGGGCATTTGCGGAGGTTGAAAGCCTTGCCCGCCACCATCGGTCATGCCTCCGGTTGGCGCGGGAGGACCGGTTGGTTCCGCTGCTGCGGTCTGCACGGGCGAAAATCCGCTGCCTGGCATAGTCTCGTCGCTAACGATCTTCGCGCCCCCGATCATGACGGCTGTGATGGCGAGGGCCGCTAGCGTTCTGCGTGTAGCGGGCGTGACCCGACGGCGGGCCTTCTGCACATCTGGCCAGCGTTGCAGATTCCGGCACCAGTACGTCTTGTACTGGTTGCGAGAGGTCTTGTCACGAGACATAGGGAACAACGTAGAGCATTACGACCTGCACGTAAACTGGAATCAGAAAACTCCGTCAAAGTTTGCGGCCTGAGTGGTCGCGACCTGCGGAAAGGTAGCCGCGTGGTGTGGCTCCACTCGCCTAATCGATCAGCTCCTGCAGTTGCTTGATCCTCTTCACCGCCTGGTCGGCGGTGAACTTGTTGTACAAGCCTGACAGGTCAGGTGGCTGGACAGACTGAGTAAACGTCTGCGTTGGCTGATTCAACGGCACCACGTCTTCGTACTGCACGAGAAACAGAACTGTGTCTGGCTTCAGAATCTTGATGGTGTGCAGCTCATCTGCAGCCATCCCGTATCCACCACCGGGGGTACGTTGGATCGACTTGTAGTTCTGCAGTGTGATCTCACCACTGATAGTGAAGCCTCCACCACCGTTCAGAGGCGTGTGCCAATCAAACATGTTGTAGCTCTGTGGCTTCGACTCAGTGTCGAAGGTGAATGGGTATGAGCGGTACCAGCGATTCTCCACCGCGCCGGACAGGCATGTGGTGTGGAAGTCGTAGCGATGGTTGTGCGGGTTCACCACCTCACTCGCGTCCTGCGCGTCACCCTCGAAAAAGTAGGCCTTCAGCGTGAGCTCGGGTGAGCGGTAGAGGCAGAGGTAGTCAAACCCCTTGCAATGGAAGTCCTTGTAGGAGTTCTCCAGTACGGACTCCATGTCGAGATCATCAAGGTCGGGGAGTGTGATGGTCATAGTGGATACACCGTCACGAACTCCTCTGCGGTGAGGAACTTTCGATTGCAGTCCGCGCAGATGATGTAGCCGATCGTCGCGACTGTGTGCTTGTGGCGTGGGATCCATACATCAACAGCGCATTTGAAGTGGGCCTCACATAACAGCTGTTCCGCGCAAGTGTGACCAACCCAGAGGGCAGCGATCTTTCCTTCGTGCTTCACCTCAGTATGCTCAGCCTCACACCGAGATTCATCGAACGCCGAATTCACCATCTCGGAGATGCCAGCACTAATCGCCGTTACCATTGGCGTCTCCGTAGTAGTACTGGAACTGAACATTCGTGAGCACTTCGTAGTAACCGTGGTCCTTCACGATCCAGTCACCTTCGTACGCGCGCTCAACCTCTGAGATGCCTGGAAATGAAACCTTGAAGTAGTCGAACGCGCCAGAGGCTTTCTTCACCATGTGAGCGAATGGGACAGCGTCTTGAACGCCCTTCCATGGCCGCACTACCTGGATAGCCTCAACCTCGGTGGGGTTGTGGACATAGGTCTTCATTAGTGAACCTCAACCACCTCAGCACCGCTGACGGGGTCGTAGAAGTGCTCCTCATCGAACACGACAAGGTCACCACTATCACCAATGCTCAGATGGGTGCCTGGCTTGAATTCCGCGAGCGGACCATCGGCGGAGTGGACGGTCACAGCGTGAAGGCTGCCATCCTCATTGAAAGTGATGCCGATGGCGCGCTTCTCACCTACGCGCTCAGCTTCGATCGAGACAATGTGCGTCACTGCGCCCAGGTTGTGCCCAGTGACGCGAGTGCCAACCGCAACAGGTGGTCCCGGCTTCGCGAGCTTGACCATTCCCTGAGTCTTGGAGAGAACTCCGATGCTATCCTTGCGCTTGTTGCTCATATGCGTATCCCTTCGTGTTTAGAGTTGACCGGTGCGTTTCCAGTAGCCGTAGTGCAGGCCAATTAGGAAGTCGTTCAGTTGGTCGTGGTCAACGTGATCGGGGAGGCTCGACGCCGCGATGTCGATTTCAAGCGCAGCGGTAAGTTGATCCAGCCACCGTGTCACGTATTCGAGTGATGCGCCGCCATTGCGCACGTACCGAAGCCAATTCACGTTCGATGCAGCCATGGGAACTGTGATGGTTTGGTGAGTCATCAGTTCTGAACCCTGGACGGCTAGGCGCAGAGCGTGGTAGGCCATCTTCGTGTCGAAACCGAACTGCTCCACCAGCTCGCGGCGATTCTTGTGTTTCGACACACCCTTTTCGCCAATCATGCGCGTACGCTGCGCTTTCAGATAACCGTGGAACCGCCACCCAGCGTCCCTCGAGAGGAACAGACTCCGGGCCCTAAGAAGTTGAGTGCCCTCCAGCGTCTGCTTGTAGATCTTTCCCTTGGGTGCGAACAACGGGAGTAGAACGGTCGGGTTCCCCTGCGCTGCAAGGCGAGCCCACTTGTTCAGTGCATACGTAGTGTGGTCGGTATCGCCATGCTGACTGCGCAGTCCGTCAGGAATGCGTGTTCCGTCTGAGTGCCAACGATCGGCGTACTGCTCGAACTTCTCCAGGCCCAGAACGCATTCCGGTGGGGGAATGCAGATACCCATCTCGTCATGGTCGTCGGTGCCCTCCAGGGTCACACCGTGGAGGCCGGATCCAACCTCAGTGAGGAGGATTAGTCCTTTCGCGGCGATCTCCTTGTGGCGAGGGGAGTGGTGGCTCACGCGGTCACCTCGACGTAGGGGCCGTAGCCGATAAGCGAGTACGGGTCGTCCAGTACCTTCCAGCTACTCTCCCCAGCGAGAGCGAGGTATTCCCAGTTACCACCACGGAATCGGTAGTGGAAAGGGAATCCCTTATCCGAGTCAGCCCACACCGCGCCATCACGCGCTTCATCGCAGTCCAGACCGCCGAGCTTGCGAGGGGCTTTCGGTTTGTTCGCGGCTTCGTAGATCGCGGCGAAAGCCTGGACGAACGCCTCAATATCCGCGTGGCTCTGGGGCCCGATGTTCAGAGTGCGGGTAGTTTGCTTGCGCGATCCGTTCGGGTATCGGTCGGGAGCATTGAGCGCTAGGTACCAGGTTCCCGCGTTGTCGTCCCAAGCCTTGATGTGGATAGGGCCGTTCGGAGTGCGGTAGATGATCTCATTCCCGCGAGCCTTCTGTACTTCGATTCCCATGTCACAAAGTCTTGCAGCGCATTTCGGGTTCGTGTGGGTAGCGGGCTCGCGCGCACGCGCTCTAGTACCGTTCCCGACTTACGTAACGACTACCTCCATGTCAACGTGAGATACCTTGACTGCAAGGGTTATTCATTTCACCGAGAACCATGCTCAAGTGGGGACGCTGCGGTCTGGAGGTTGATGCCCTTCGGGCAGCCACGCCAATCCGGCGTGGGCCTCCCTAGCGGGAGGTGCGTGCTCACTGCGTTCGCACTCTCCTTTTAGGAGGCTACGACATGGCGCAGGGGTTCATGTGGGTGAAAGATCCTGACCTGCGGAAATGGTTCATTATTTCCGTTGTGGGATTCCATCTAAGCCAGGATCAGTAGAATGGGTTTCGAGACTCAGGGAGGCCGAGCAAAGTAGTATCCCTTCCTGTCGACCTGAGTGCGCAGTCGCGCCGCCGAGGGGGTCGTGTCCCTCGGCGCTCATACCCACACGAACATGTCGGTGAATGGGTTCAGCCTGGTATGCGTGAGTGAATCCGCAGCCAAGTTTCTGGAGAGTAGGAACGAGAAGCTTCTCGACCTATTCCTGCTTGATGAGTCAATTCGTGAGCGGCACAGGGAATCTGACGCTGACGCCGTGCTGACACTCAAGATTCAGCGCACCAGGGTGTGTCGTGAGCTACGGAATATGGGTGCTGAACCGTGGGACCTAGACAAGGCTCAAGACAACAGTTGGATCGTTCGCCAGCAAACTGCATCATGTGGGTAGTTGATAGAATTGCAGCTATGTCTACTGCTAACTGGCTGCGCCGTCTCGCCCGCAAGAATAACGTTGTGGTGCTGGATGATCCTGAGGCTGTAGCGGCAACTCTCCAGATTGCGGCGCGTCTTCTGGCAAATGGTTGGACGCAGGGTGTGCGACATGAGCGTGTCGGTGACACTGTGCGCTACGACATCCTTGGGGCATTGGACGCTGCGGTAGGTAAGTCCGCTGCTCGGGACGATATGCGCGCTTGGTGGGGTGCCCACCGGTTGATCTCGCGCGCCATCCCAGCTGGATTCGGCGGGGACGTGTCGGCTTACAACGACGACCCGAGCCGCACTCAGGGACAGGTTGTCGAACTTATCCGAGGGGTTGCCCGGAGTCACGGCACAGTCCTGCAGGCTCAGAAGAATGTGACACCAGCGTGAGTGATTCTGGTAGTTCTCAGGCGATTTCGGGTCTAGGCGGAATGATCCTCTTCGGCATTCTCGCCATGATGAAAATCTGCCCTTGGGAGAACCCGGTTCAGGATTGGTCGTGGTGGTGGGTCACTGCTCCCCTCTGGGGCCCGCTCGCGCTCGCCGTGGCGATCGGGCTCGTTGCTGGGATGGTCTGGCTAGTCGCCAAGTCCTTTGAAGCTGTCTCTAAGTGATTCAAATCCCATGGTGGCCATGGGGAGTCGTTCTGTTCGTTTTTCTCTACATAGGAGCTACTGACTGGTGAGCGAATTCAAGCACTCAACCCTCGCAGAGGCCCTCGTTGCTGCACAGTCCGAGTTCGGGGTGATCGCCAAGGACACGGCGAACCCGTTCTTCAAGTCCAAGTACGCCGACCTTCCGGCAGTGATGCGTGAGGCTCAGCCGGTGCTGGCTAAGCATGGTCTTGCTGTCTCCCAGCAGCCCTCCTATGTCAACGCCGATGGCAAGGTTTACGACACGCTCAAGACTGTTGTCATCCACGAGAGCGGCGAGCAGATCTCTTCCACGATGGTCCTTCACCCAGTGAAGAACGACCCGCAGGCCCACGGCTCCGCGATCACCTACGCACGCCGCTATGCGTACATGGCCGCACTCGGCCTGGTGGCCGACGTCGATGACGATGGCAACGCTGCTTCCGCCAAGGCCGCACCACGCAAGGCTGCCCCGAAGACTAACGCAAACCCTGAGGCCGCAGAGGCGCTGGCGCGCGTGAAGGCTGCAGCCAAGGCTGCCGGTGTGGCGTCGAAGGACGTGCAGGTCTGGTTCGCCGAGCAGTACCCAGATGGCGGTGCCGTGGTGAGCTCCACGGATGTGGACGCTCTGACTGCGACTGCCGCCCACTTCGAGCTGCTTGCGAGTGCCTAATTACTGACTGGGCAATCCCCCGGGACCGGTACCAGCGACCCATGCTGTACACCCCCGATGGGGGACGAAGGGTCGCATACTCCCGTTGCTCAACTCTCGCTAAGGATTTGGACAAGCCGGGGGACGGGTTGTTTGCCTGGCATCAGGCCAACGCCATGTTCGGTCTCGCGCAGAACCCTCAGCTGCTCAACCGTGTGAAGGCGATCATCGCCAAGGGCGGTAGCTGGGACTCGAGCAAGGGCGAGATCAAGGAAGTCATCAACCAGGCCGAGACTATCGGCGGTGCGATGAATAAGTCATCGCGTGGAACATCGATCCATGACTTCACCGGAGTCCTGGAAGAGGGCAACCTCGACTGGTCACTGGTCGATGAGGATATGAAGCCCATTCTGGATGGGTATCACGAGTGCATCGCGTCCATTCCCGGGATGACGTTCTTGGCCCGGGAGGTCTTCCTACAGGCGAACGATCGTATGGAGCTGCCCGATGGCCGAGTGTCTACGCTACGCGCTGCCGGTTCTGCTGACCGCATTGTCGAATGGAATGGCGTCCGCTACATGGTGGACATCAAGACCGGCAAGGACGACCAGTACCGCATGGGTGTCTGTGCTCAGTTGGCGCTTTACGTGATGGGTCAGCTGTATCAGGATTCAGTGGTCCACCAGGACGTTCCATGGGCTGACTTCTGGCCGAACGGCGATGGCACTGCTGAATTCGCTGACCATGACTGCGATACCGAGACGGCGTTGATGTTCCACTGTCCCCAGACTCCCGATAAGCGCGGGAAATGGAGGTGGGGCATCTACGAGGTTCCCCTAGCGCGTGGCCGAGACATTGTGCGCGGTGGCCAGTGGGCCCGCAAGCTGCGTGTTGTCCCTGAACTGAAGCGAGTTGCATGATGGAACCGGCAGAGCTGGGGCTACATGGCGAGATTGACGAGAAGGGCGCACGCAAGACCCTCAACCTCCTGCGTGACATTGGTGTTGACCAGCCGGGGCGTCCAATTGAGTTGATCATCAACTCACCAGGCGGATCTATGGAGCACGGGGACGCCATCTATGACGAGCTCGTGCGAATGTCTGAGGCCGGTGGCGGGGGACACCACATCACCACTCGTGTGCGCGGACGTGCCGCTTCTGCAGCCTCATTGATCCTCCAGGCTGGCGACGTACGTCTAGGTGGGCAGATGGGCTACATCTACATCCACGAGCCGCTACTGACATTTCACGACCAGACGATGGCTCAGGTGCGCAATGAGCTTGAGTTCAGCGAGAAATGGGTCGCGCGCTACATCAAAGCCCACACCCGTTGCAAGCTGCCTTACAACGAGTTCCGTGAGCGCATGCGGGACAAGGAATGGTATTTGGCGATGGATGAAGCCGTTGCCCTTGGCATTGTGGACGGCATCGGATGAGTAGCGTGCAGGAGCAGCTCGAAGCGCAGAACAAGCCGCTGCCGAGGTGCTACGTAGAGTGGAGCTTTTCGTACCCATGCGGAGAGGTTGCCTGCCGCGACGAGGTTGGCGAGCTCACTGAGGCCCAGGCGCGTGCTTATGTAGGTAAGGATCCCGAGCTGAAATTGCTGCAGCGCACCGTCACTGAGTGGTACGAGGTCGAATGAGTGACGAGCTGGTTGACTACACATACACGGATCTCACGCCCGACCATATCGACCGCGAGCTAGATAAGGTCAACTTCCTTATCACGAAGTGGAACAAGATTCTTGCCTGGCATAGGGCACAGAAGGATTGGCGCGCAACTCGATTCGCCGTAGCCGAGGCCCGTCAGATGATGGCGTTCACTGGCGCTGTTGGCAAGGCAAAGGCTCACGCGGCCAAGGAGACTGAGCAGGAGCGCATTGACCTCGATATCGCCAATGCCCAGCTTGGTCTCTGCGAACGCCGGTTGTCAGCGCTTGAGAAAGAGCTGATTGCGATCGGTATGCGCTCCAAACTGCTGGCACAAGTATTCGGAACTGGTGGAGGAAACTTCTGATGGCCCGTAAGCCAATCCCTGACCCCATCAAGCTTCCTGCCCAGCCCAAGCGGGTCGATTCAATGAACCTCTCGCTGCCGTTCACCATCGCGGAGGCACCGCGTACGTTTATCAACTTCCTAGCCTTGCATACGAATATCCCAAAGGCGTACCGCGACAAGATCGCGGACTGGCTGCTCGGATACAACGAGCTAGTCGCAGAGTATCTTCACGCCAACTACGGTCCTGCTGGTTTGGTGGCTGGAGACGCTATCGCTCGTGAGGTAGGCGAACACTTCCTGGCGGCAATCACCGAGCAGTACAAAGAGGCTGAAGGTGAGTTCTTCAACCGGCTTGAAGACGAGATGCGCGATGAGTAGCGCCCAGATCCCCATCTCCTACGGAGAGGTTCTGTACGTAGCACTTTCGCACGTCCTCGACTATCTCGAGGAGCGCGGTGAATACCCGCATGGTATGGCCGCGAACATCCGTGTAGTGCTCGCCTCCTATGACCATGACCGCACGAAGCTTCTTCAGTCGCGCGGCATCTCGGAGGTTGCAGTGAAGCGCTACACAGCGCAGTCAGCGGAAGGCCTCGCAAAGTGGCTCGACAGCAAGGCGTTGCGGGATGAGAACTCGACAGAGCACTTCCAGGAGTGGGCGAGGGAGTTGGGCCTTGAGTGAGATCGTACTTCGGCTTGTCGGAAAGTATCCCGATGAGGGATGGCAGGACCCGGAGACCGGAGAGGAGTTCTTCAACTCCACGCTAATCGCTGAAGGTCACGGCGAGGTTGGACGATTCCGCATCGATCGCGACGCTACTGACCGCCCAGTGATTACTGCGGCTGATGAGTTTGCGTTGATCGCCAAAGATCTGGATCCCACTCGCTGCCAAAAGGATCGGCTTACCGAACTTCAGTCGCCCTTCGGATTCACCATCCTGCGTTGTGATGCCACCAACGGCTATGTCGAGTATCGAGTTCTCGATGACGACGTTGTCTGGTGGGACAAGCCGAACGAGGAAACCAACCTCCGCTTCTGCGTGAGGAACTTCCACGACTGGGAGGCCGTCATGGATCCGCCCAGTCAGTCCCAAAGCTACACCGAAACAAAGTACCTGGGGGAGATGTGAACTCCGTCCGCGTTCGACTAGAGAGCCGCATCGCGCAGGCCATCCGCAACCACCCTCGTACGGATTATCAGGTCGCCCTCACCCTCACTCACGGCGCTGCGTTACTGACAATCCCTGGCGGGGACGCACAAACGGTGCGAATCACAAAAGAACATGATGGCCTCTGGCTCACTTTGGAATTCAAGGAGAACGTGCTGTGAAGCTGCTCAGCTCGTTGCGTCGGCTTTTCCAGAATTTCTCCGGCGAACTGAAGGAGCCAGACCTTACCCCGGGCGCTTGGCTGTGCTACTACATGGGCGACTACCTCTTCGCACACCCCGAAGAGAAGACGGTGAGATCAGCAGTCATTGAGCTGTCCAATGATGAATTCATCTGGGCTACAGAGACTCCCGAATGGGATCGAGACTGGTTCGAGGATCTCGGTTTCAACTTCCCATCCCGCTGGACGCTGTACAGCCAGCTAGCTGGGACTGACGTACAGATGAGAGGACTCGGATCCTGATGCGCCCATCGCATTTTCACGCCCCCGCGTTGCCGAACAAGCTCCCTGACCAGCGGCCCGCGTATGACCGCGACGGCAAGCTGATTCACGATGGCAAGACGTGGCCGTTCACGAAGGTTTTGAAGAGCTTGCAGACCCACCAGCGCGAGGAACTGAAGAGAAGGACACGCAATGGCTGACTTCGACGCATTGGACGCTGAGCTGCGCGAGTTTGTAAGGCCTGCACCCAACTTCATTCAGCAGCTTGAGGCGATGCTCGGTGAGATCGTCATTCCGTGGCAGCGGGAGTTGCTTCGTCAGCTTGCGCGGATCCTCCTCCCCATTTGATGACCGAGAAGCAGTGCCGCGTAGAGGTCCCACGCCGCTCAGGTGGCCTATGCGAGCGTTGCGGCATCGGTGGTGGACTGTCTATGCACCACCGCAAGAAGAGGTCTCAGGGAGGCGTGTGGAGCCTTGACAACATCGTCCACGTGTGCGGACACGGAACGGTCGGTTGCCATGGGTGGATTGAACACAACCCCAACGCAGCACACTCTGAGGGCTATCACGTAAGGCCTTGGGAAGAGCCAGCTTCCATCCCTATATACCAGCACCACCTGGGAAAGTTCACCCACATGAACCTACTGGGGGCCGAATATCATAGAGACATCGATCTACGAGACCCATGGTCCAGCAACTGATCCCGAACGAATTGAGAGCATATGAGCATCACCCTTCCTGAAGTCACTGTTGTTGGCACACTGACTCGTGATCCCGAGGTCCGTTTTACTGGCGGCGGTAAGGCCGTGGTCAATGTGTCGGTGGCGACGAACACCCGGAAGAAGGACCCGGGTGGCAACTGGGTCGACGGTGACACCACGTTCCTGAACGGAACCATCTGGGATGTGTTCGCGGAGAACGTAGCCGAGAGCCTATCGCGCGGAGACCGCGTTATCGGCCACGGCCAGATCAAGCAGCGCTCCTTCGAGACCCGCGAAGGAGAGAAGCGCTCTGTGCTGGAAGTTGAGTTCGATTCCTTCGGCCCCGACCTTCGCTTTGCCACTGCAGCTCCGCAGAAGGGCGGTGGAGGTGCACGTCAGAAGCCCGCTGATGATGCATGGGGCGGCGACGCCAACAACGATGAACCGGATTGGTGAGCGAAAAGCTAACCCCCGGCGAGGCGCGTAAGAAACACGCTCGGTCTTTCAGGCAGTTTTGGGATGCCTATCCCAAACACACTGCCATCAGTGAGGCCGAGCGTGTTTTCGCTGACCTGGTCGAAAACAAGGGGCAAGATCCGGCCAAGCTCATTGAGTCCGCGCGTAACTTTGCGATGTCATGTGACCCGGACGACTTGACCTACGTTCCAGCAGCGCATTCCTGGCTAAAGCAGGGCCGGTACGACGACGTCGATCTTTTCGCAGACGAGCGTGCAGCCCAACGGAATTGGATGAAGCAGCAGTGGAAGACCACGAACGTAAAAGCTGTGGAGAACCGATTCGGCATCAAGATGCCCAAGCAGTATCCACCCGACGATATGACTGACCCAGAAGCTATCCGCTTCTGGCACAGGGAGATTTCGCGGGCATGGATCACCCAGATTTATAGAGAGAGGGTCGAGTGTCAGGAGACCGAGAGCCAGCCCACGACCTCCGAGCCGAGCAAGGTGTAATCGGAGCGCTCCTCCTGAACCCTGACGTGTTCTCCAAGCTGGAGGGCCTGAGGGCTGATCACTTCTACCACCCAACCAACGAGCTCCTCTTCACGTGCATTCAGGGCATGTATGCGGAGGCTGTGCCTATTGACGCCATGACGGTGTTCGACCGCTTGCGCCGAAGTAAGGATCTGCGCAAGTCTGGTGGAGCCCCGTACCTGCAGACCTGCATGGAGCACTGCAATGTGCCGGGGAACGTTGGTTACTACGCACAGATCGTCACAGAGCAGTGGAAGATCCGCACCGTCAACAGCCTGGGGCAGAGGTTCCAGGCGCTGCATGACGATCCGGGCGAGATTCCCGAGGCATTGGAGGCCGCGCGATCCTTCCTTGACCAGCTGGATGACATGCAGGAGATCTACTCCCTAGGGTTCCGCGACCTGTATGACCAGTGGTCTACGGCGCAGGAGGATGATCGTCCCTTCTTGCCTACACCCTGGATGAACGTCAATGACCAGCTCGGCGGGGGATATCAGAGTCAGCGCCTGTACGTGACGGGCGCACGCCCCGGTTGCGGCAAGACGATCTTCGGCACGCAGGTGTCGTGGCATATCGCCAAGCAGGGGTACGAGACGCTGGTGTTCTCGCTGGAGCTCTCCAAGGACGACCTAATGGGCCGTCTTGCTGCATGTGGCACCGAGACCCCTTACAAGCCGATCTTCCGGCGCAAGATGGATCCATCTCAGCAGGAGAAGATCAGCCGATGGGCCGCTGAAAATGCGGAGATCCGTTTCACGATCGATGATGAGCCAGACCTCACCATTGAGGAAATCGCGCAGAGGTGCCGGGTGCACAAGCAGCGGTTCGGTCTGGACTTCGTATTCATTGACTACCTGCAGCTGGTCAAGTCTGCCAAGCGATTTGACTCACGTGTACTTGAGGTTGACTACATCGCGACCATGGCTCGCAGCATTGCGCGCCGACTGGACTGCGCGGTTCTCGTTGCAGCACAGTTGAATCGCAGCCTCGAGCAGCACAATGGCAAGCCTCGCCTTCCGAACAAGTCGGACTTTCGCGAATCAGGCGGCATTGAGCAGACGGCTGACGTCGCTGTCATCCTGTCCCGTCCACCTACGTCCCATGGAGATGACGAAGACCAGGGCATGCCACTGATGAACGCGTGCTTCGTGAAGAACCGACAGGGTCCTGAGGATGTCGTGATCCTTGCTGAACGTTTCGACCAGATGCGGTTCGCAGCATGAAGCTCTGGAATTCAAACCAGGAGTGGTATCAGTACATCCAGTGCGGTGGAGATATTCGTTTCATCAAGGACCCCAACGAACTTGGCGAGAAGGATACTGCCGAGGTCCAGAGCATCTGTGGCGAATGCCCGGTACGTCCCGAGTGCTTGAAGGCGAATTGCGTTGACCGCCAGGAGAGTACGGTTTGGGTGGCTGGTGAATGGATTCCCGAGATGTTCGGGAAGACCCCCAAAGCGAAGGCGCGGCGTGCGGAGTTCTATGCGGCCATGGCCCGCAGAATCCCTGAGGAAGAGGATGACCGGCCTGACTTCATCCGCTAGGCGGCAAACCCAACCAGTCAGTTGTCTGGTAAAGCTGAGTCCCCAGATGCAGACCCCGTGTGACCAGGGTTACAGTCTGCCAAACGAGACTTGGGAGGGTATCTGTGCATCGGCGGGGAGGCGTTTGCAGTTCATGTGGGTGCCGGTTGTCATACCCTCTCTGTATGGTCATTCCACTGACGGACAGTCAGCCGGGGAGGTTGAGGGTCTGTCGCGTAAACAGGTTCGGACGTAAAGGTAGCGGGTCGTTGAGTAGGAACCGGAAGTCGGCGAAAGCCGCAGGGGCGACGTTCAATCGCCTCATTGTTGATGGGCTGCGAGAAGCATTGCAGGACCCCAACATTCAGGTTGCACCGAGCTGGGGGAGTGTTGACAAGGGCGATGTTGTCAACTTCCGTATTGACGGGCACGACATCGTTATCGAAACTAAGGACGTAGCTGCATTAAGCCTTCCCGAAGGGGTTGGGGAGGCTAAAGTAGAGGCCAAGAACGCGGGAGCTCTTGCCGGGTTCTTCGTTCACAAGCGCAAGGGCACAACTGATCCCATGAAACAGTGGGTTAGCTGCACCCTGGCCGAGCTTGTCGCACTTGCAACAAAGATTCCGGTACACGACCGGGATTGATTGAAGGGATACAACCAAATGACCGCTATGATTGAGCGCCCACCTACGGCCAGCGACCTGGATCTTGATTGGCGCAGCAAAGCTGTATGCGATCCTGACGACCAGGAGTCGCACTTTCTCACCGTGGAAGAGCTGGTCGAGGATGGAGTCACTCAGGAGTTGGCTACCGAAATGGTGGCCTACGCCGAGCAGCGCGCAAAGGCCACGTGCTCACGCTGCCCCGTTTTGGACAAATGCCGTACTTGGGCCCTGGATAATGGCGAGGAATTCGGTATCTGGGGTGGGACCACTCCAGCTGAACGCGCAGCGATGCGCCCCGAGTGGCCTGACATCAAGCAGATCACCATGCCGGTAGAGGCCCTGACTGGCGAAGCTCTCCACGCTCACAACGGTGTGGATACTCGCTACCGCAACCGCCTGGAAAAGGCGCGTGCGGCTCATGAGCTGGTGACAGCTCGTCCCGACTTCGCTGTGTTCCATCGCCGTGTCGGGCACCAGAATCGCACAGCATGCTTGGACGTGTTGAACGCGATCATTGCCAACCCTTCCGTTCCAACCACGGATCTGGCTGCACGCATTGGGAAGTCATCGAACTTCTTCAGCCAGCTCTTTAGCTTGGTATGTCGCGAACTGGGCCTGTAGCAAACCAAGACGTGCACGCCATAGCTATATAATGTAAGTAGCTGCTGTAGAGCTACGCTCCAGTAGTCGCCCCGGTCGATGTATCTAGACGCCCTCTCACGCGCCGCCGACCGGGGCTCTACTTTTTCTCACCCACATGAACCCGAATCCCGTCGATACGATTATTTTCATGGATGGAAACGACTGGGGCGCAACGGCATCGCTGAATGGCAGCATTCAGACGATGGCGGAAATCATTGCGACACAGCGGGATACGATTCGGGCGCTATCGGAGAAGCCCGAGCATAAGCGGTTCTATATCGCGGGACCGATGACCGGTTACCCCGAGTACAACTACCCAGCCTTCGCTGAGATTGCCAAACGGTTCCGTGATGCGGGCCTCAATGTTGTTTCCCCGCACGAGCTTCACCCGGCAGATCCCAGTGTCTCTTGGGACTGGTATCTACGCCGCGATCTGCGCGAGTTGGTTGAGTGCACGCACATTGTCCTGCTGCCAGGTTGGAACAAGTCACGGGGTGCTCAGCTTGAGCACCATGTCGCAACAGCGCTGGGAATGAAGGTCGTTCACCCCGGCGAGGTCCAGGGTTATTTGAATGCGGGGATGAAGGCAAAGTGAGTGACGAGACTGTGGAAACGCCAGAGAATCCGATGGTTCCAGCCGACTCAGAGGATGCGCCAGAACGCTGGTCTCGCATCCCGGGCCGCGCGCTGAAGCGCAGCCTCGCTATGGGTCGCGGCGACTACAACCCGAGGCGGTCCCGCGTGCGCCGTCGCATCCATCGCATCCGACGACAGAAGGCATGGATTTGACCACGCTCATCGTCGGCTCGGTAGCCGCGAAGCACTGGTTTCCCGACTGGCGGGAACCGAAGGATGTCGACCTCTTCACGAACGAGCCAAACACCTCGCTCGCGGACCCATCTATCCGAGGCGACGCATTCTGGGATCCCCGGTTGTACGAGATTCTGGAGTTGACGGACAAGACGTCCGTATTCGCAAGCCCAGATCAGCTGTACACAATCAAGCACTCGCACGCCTACTGGGAGCTGAAGAACAACTCCTGGGGTAAGCACATGGCCGACCTGCTGGACCTCGAGCGCAGGGGAGCCAAGCTCATCCCCGAATGGCATGACGTGCTCTACAGGGTGTGGGAAGACCACCATGGCAAGAAGCAGGTGGATCTCACCCAGGAGTCCGATGCGTTCTTCACCGACGCGGTGAAGCGCAGCTACGACCATGACTCCATCCACCACTCCGTGGCCTACACGCCCGGGAAGCCCATCTATGACGAGTGCCTGAAGGACGGCAAGACGGTCCAGATGGACATGGCGAAGGTCTGGGCGATGCCTCACGAGCGCATTGTGCAGATGTTCCGCGAGGAGATCTACGTGACCGCACTGGAGCGGTTGGTGATCCCCAACGACTACAAGTACTCACCGGGTGCGGCATACCAGTGGGCCCTGCGCCGCACGATCACCTCCCTGACGAAGGGGAGGAGCGCTCAGTTCATCGTCAGCCACTTTGACGAGTTCCGTAAACCGGATCTCGATTACGTGCAGCGGCACAAAGACAACAGCCACTTTCTGAAGCGATTGGAAACCGTATGAGTTACACCGTTGACGACATCACCGATCTCGCTACGACCTTCGTAGCACCCGGGATCGCCTGGGAAGGGCTCTACAACCTTCTGCAGATGGGTGCCTCTGTAGGTCTTCCGGGCATCGGCATAGCCACCCTTGTTGAGGCCCACACCCCAGAGAAGGAACAGGGCGTGAGTACACAGGTGTACTTCGTTTTCGAGGTGAGGAGTTTCTCGGGCATTCGCCATTTCAAGCACAGTGGTTATGCCACTTCCTATGACGGAATCCACTGGGGTGGAGACACATTCGAGGTAGAGGCCGCGCACGTAAAGAAGGCTGACTGGAGGTCTATCTGATGAGCTACACAATCAAGGAACTCAACAAGGCGATCGAAGACGAAGAAAACGAGTGGTCCGGTAACTGGTTCGAGTTCGAAGATCTGCTCGAGTACGGGGATGAAGAGGTAGTCATCCCTGGCATTGGGCGAGCGACCTTTATCGATCAGTACGGCGGCGAAGGAAAGGGTGAAGACCTTTGGATGATCTTCAAGGTCACCAGCCTTGATGGCACTGAGCGCCACTTCCGACGCAGTGGCTACTACGCATCCTTCGTGGGCGGCGACTATGACGGCCCTACAAGGGAAGTAAGGGTCACGCAGAAGCTTATGAACGTATATGAGGAGATCAAGTGAGCTACACCGTCGAGGACATCGAAGAGCTGGTACAGGATACCGGCTGGGATGTGACCTACATTCCGTACAAAGAGACCGAGCCGAAGACTGAGCACATCACCGGCTGGCACGAGTTCGAGGAATACATCGGGGTGAGCAAGGAGCGGTGGAACCCGGACACCCGCAAATTCGCTCCGATCCCCGAGTCGGAGATTGATTACAAGTACTTCGAAGGCTTCGGGCGTATCGAGCTTGAGGATACCTTCGGAGGCGAAGGGCAAGGCGACCAGTACTGGTTTGTCTTCAAGATTACCGACGATAATGGCGAGGTTCGCTACTTCCGTCGTGATGGGTGGTATGCCTCCTTCAATGGTGGCTACTACGACGGACCCACTGAAGAGGTTGTCTCACAGGAGAAGACCATCACAGTGTGGGTGAAGAAGTGACCCCAGAAGCGATCACTGAGGTCGCGCGCCGGATCGCAATCGAACACCTCGAAGACGGAATCGAGTTCAGCTCTGTGTATGAGCGCGATGAACTTATCGAGGTTGACAAGGACGTCCTGCGTGGGATCCACGACCGGGCCAACGATTTTCTGAACGAAGCAGCAAGGGAGCTTGGCGCGTGAGTGTCGGGGAAGTGATGACCACCTCCTCCACGGGAGGGCAGAAGGCGGGCAACGACGTCCGCATGTCCCTGCTCCCGGTGCGTGAGCTCCTAGAGGTTGCGGAGCTGTACGGCAAGGGCGCGAAGAAGTACTCAGACCATAACTGGGCCAAGGGCTATGAGTGGTCTAAGTCGTACGACGCCATGATGCGTCACGCTATGGCGTGGTGGAATGGCGAAGAGTTTGACAACGGCGAGGGCGGAACCGGCTTGGAGCACCTCACCGCCGTGATCTTCCATGCCCTGGCATTGATGTACTTCCGCAAGAACTTCCCCGAGTTCGATGATCGTTTCAAGGGCCCGAAGGGGTTGGAGAAGTTCCGCGACTAATGCGCTATTCAGAAAAGGGCTGGATCGGCCTGGTGGTGTACATCGCCGCCGTTGAATACTTTGCGCCCGAAGATGAGAAGCTCAGTCACCAGTTTGATAGGTGGCTGAGCTCTCGTCTTGGTTGGGCTATTTGTCATGCCGCAGTGGCTATTACGGGTCTCCATCTCCTGAACTACCTGAGTGAGAAGGTCGATCCGTACACGGGTTTCGGCCGAAAATAGCTACCCACATGATCCCATTTTACCGAAATAGACTGGGACACATGGAAACTTTGAAAACACCTGGGACGCGGCTCCCATTCCACTACTCCAACGGACACCTCACTGTTGCACTGGAGGATGGGCGCTACCTCCTAATCGTCGCAGGCCCCGACACGCTCGTAGCGTCTCCAAAGAGCGTCTGGGTGCAGACCGTTGAAGAGCGGGGCGAGATGGCTGACAGGCTGTTCGCGGCCTTTCTCGCTGGTACGACCCTCGACTGCTTCGCGGCCCCCGAGTGAGCGCTACGGGCGAGTTCGAGCATCTCGGTCAGCTCGAAGCCATTGAGACAGACATGGGCGTGACCGTCCGGGTCACTGAGAACATCTTCATTCAGGTGCTCACCCATAAGAGCGGTGAGCCACATGCCTTTCTCGTGTCCGGTGAGCAATTGCATGTCATGACAGAAGAATTCATCGCCCATTGGGACAAGCTCACCACCGCGAAGCTCGAAGAACAGTTCCAGAACTGAGATAGGCAGACATATGACGGATGCGAAGATCCTGGCAATCGATATCGAGCGCCAGTCGGCTCTGGTTGACGGGGTGTGGGAAGGCAAGCAGTACGGCAGTTGGATTGCCCCCGAACGCGTTATCGAGCCTCCTCGCACCATCTGCTTCGCCTACCGGTGGATTGACGACCCCAACCACAAGACCAAGTTCGTTGCCGAATGGGATGGGAACCTCCCGCAGGACAACCAGTCTCACACCCCGGGTGGTGGACATCAGAACATGGTGGAGCAGGCTTGGGACCTCCTGTCGGCAGCGGACTACGTCGTTGGGTACAACAGCAAGAACTTCGACGTCAAGCACCTCAATACTGCGTTCTGGTATTACGACCTAACGCCGCCAGCTCCTCATGTGGACATTGACCTCATGAAGGAAATCTCGCGAAACTTCAACCCATACGCCAAGTCAATGCGCTACGTCGCAAAGGCAAAGGCGATGGAGGGCAAGGAGAACACTGAGAATGGCCTTTGGCGCACACTGCGCTTCGGCCAGGGCGATGTGCTACGCCGTGCTCGTCGGTCAATGAAGAGCTACAACATGCGCGACGTCGATCAGACGGTGGAGCTCTACTACGACACCCGTCCGTGGCTGCGTGGCATGAACCTCGGGTTGTGGACCGAGGACGGCGAGATGCATTGTCCAAACTGCAATTCCACGCACATCACCAAGCAGGGCACTCGCAAGAACGCCACTCGTGTTTACACGCGCTTCCAGTGCCAGGACTGCGGCAAGTGGCTGAAAGACACCCATTGCATTGCATCCACCAACGTGACAGGAATCTGACTATGAAGAACCAAATCGAAAACACTTTCAAGATCAACAGCAACGACACCGTTGACATTGGTTTCAACGGCATTCCCATCGATCAGGTAGGCGAGTTCTTCGCATGGCTGGGCACCGCTGCGGGGCTCATAGCCCTCACCAACTCTTTTATCGCGGCGGTCAAGGAATCTGGCGTATTTCCAGATGAGGTAATCCAAGCCCTGGAGCAGATCTAGGTGAGCCTGCGCCCCGATGACACAGTGCTTATCCGCCAGCTCGAAGAGGTTCTCATCAGCGAGCTTGACCGCCAGCATCTGGACGGCGAGATCGAAGAAACCGCAACGGGTGAGGTCTATTTCGATGCCATTGACGGCGAACTGAGCGGACGCCCTGACTGGTACAAGGCCGTCACGAAAGTGATGGAGGCTTACTGGGCCGAGGAGGGACGCTGATGGAGACACCTGAGCTGATCTGGAAGCCAATCCCTTTCCTGGACCAGCGGTATGAAGTGTCCAACACAGGTATCGTTCGATCGTTGCCGTTCACCCGGGAATTCACCCGCAAGGACGGCACGACATGGAAACGCAACTACAACGGCTACTACCTGTCGCGGCGAATTGGCCGGAACGCCAGTAAGAACCGACCAGCTGATGACCATCTATACGTGTCGATTCATCGTGGATCCGGGCGTACTGCGAGTTGGAGTCTGCTCTTACGGGTAGACACCCTAGTCGCTTCTGCATTCCATGGCGTGCCGTACAACCGAGCTGATCAACGTGAAGTGCAGAAGTGGCGCGTGCACCACATTGACGGTGATCCACAAAACTGCGACGCCGACAACCTCGAGTGGCGTTCACGTCTCAGCACTCAGCCAGGCGATGTGGACAACCACTCGAAGAACCTTGCCGAGTTCCGGGCCTCTACCGACAACGTGATGGAGCGCCTGTTCGGAAACGTTGCGTGAAGCAGCTCATCTACCTCTACCACAGGCTATTTCACTTCAGACGTGGGTCTCAGCGCCCCGTGACCGTAGCCGAATTACTCACCACCGAAATCTAGGAGCCGTCTATGCCGCCCACAATGTGGATCACCCTGATCCTGCTCATCGTTGCCGGAATTGCCGTTATTGCAACTCCGATCGCGCCCCACAAAGATCGATACATCCCACTCCTCACCGCTGCCGGTGCCGGTGTATTCGCGCTGATCTTCGGTATCTTCGCTTCGATTACCACCGTTGGTACTCGACAGATTGGTATCGAGACCACGTTCGGGCGACCGAATGGCTCAACGCTGTCCAACGGCCTACACTTCAAGGCCCCGTGGGCGAACGTCACTGAGATGGACGGGGCGATCCAGATCGACCAGCACAAGGGTGATAACCGCATCAAGGTTCGTCTAGGTAACTCTTCCACTGCAGACGCGGATGTGTCAGTTCGTTGGCAGATTAAGCAGGAAGCCACGCCAGAGCTATTCGTCCAGTACAAGACATTCGACAACGTTCGAACCAATCTGGTCACCCGAAACCTGCAGGTTGCATTGAACGAGGTGTTCGCAACGTTCGACCCTTTGGCCCCGAAGAATCTCGACCAGTCTCCACTGCCAGAGCTGTCGGAGCAGGCCCGCAAAATCCTTGCAAGCAAGGTGGGCACCCAAGTCGAAATCTTGGACGTAGCTGTCCCGACGATCGACTACGACGAGGGCACCGAACAGAAGATCAATCAAATCAACCAGTCCCGCGCTGCCACCTCGGTGGCCCTGCAGGACCAGAAGACTGCCGAGGCCCAGGCCCGCGCAAATGAGATTCTGTCGAGCTCCGTATCACGCGACCCCAACGTGCTGGTCTCCAAGTGTCTGGACATCGCCAAGGACAAGGGCATTGCGCTCCTCTGCTGGCCGACGCCGGTCATGCCGACAGTCCCCACCAAGTAGGTGGGGACGTGTCCGACGTTGATGTGATGGCTGCGATCATCGAGAAGCATGGGCGCACTAACTTCAAGAACGCGCAGGTCGTAAGTGGGTTGTATCGAATTAGCCCATTGTCCGCAAAGGAAGCCGCAGAGGCTCTCGTGAAGGCCGGATTTGGGGCAACCACCAAGAGTGCTAACAAGGCCCAGAACGCAAGCCTGGATGAGCTTGAGCGCCGACTGGCACGCCTTGAAGGATGGGCAGGGTTGCCGCAGTGAGCAGGTTGCTAGTGGTGGCAGATGACACCCGAAAGAAGCCAACCGTCATCTGCTGGTGGCGTCATGAGCTGCAGGAGCAGGCGGGCACTAACTACATCAGCATCACTCGGCTAGCGGTTGATGGTGGAACGGGCTTGAAGGACCCGTGGGCAGGGAGCATCGAATATTTCGATGGCCGCAATGACTGGATCTTCCCCTACGCCCATCGGGTCACACCCATGAAGTCTGTAATAGATAGGTATCCCATCAAGCTCGACGTTGTCGAAATCGTAAAAGAGCGCTACTTCCTAGACATCCTCGATGTGACTTGGCCGGGGCGCGGGTGGATTCGTTTGAGCAATAACGGAACTCATCACCCGGACGACTACAAGGAGTTAACCTATGACTGGCGCTGAGATATACGACCTCTGGCGTCCATGCGGCTCGAAGTACTGGTACGAACTGGAGCACGAAGAGCAGCTTCGCTGGGAAGATTTGGCACACAGACTGGGCGACTCAAGAAGCAATGCAGACTACCGCCGAGGCTATGACGCCGGTTATGACGAGGGATACGACATGGGCTACAGCGATGCAGAGAGCGAAGCCAAGAGCTCGTGAGATAATGGGTAGAGGAACCCATTGCCGACTTCATCGAAAAACGGCCCGCGCTCTCTCGGTCGTACTGGCGTCAAGTTCGATAAGGCGAAAGCCCGCGTACTGCGTGCAAACCAGATCTGCGACGAATGCCACGAGTTCATTGACCTGAGCCTCAAATGGCCTGACCCGATGAGCGCGACCGTAGACCACATCATCCCCGTGAAAGATCTCGCCTGGGATGACCCACTCTGCTACGACGTTTCGAATCTCGTTCCCTGCCACCTGGTTTGCAATCAGCGTCGAGGCGGGAAGGCGAAGAAGAAGGTCAAACATCCCACGTCAAGGAACTGGCGGGAATAGTCACAGCAAACGCGTGCTAGAATATAGATGTAAGCACAGTGTCTGTGCATCAAAGACTTTCAAGCAAGGACTCACCACATGGCGAATCAGAACAACAAGCCCGTAGCGGGAACCCCACAGGCTGACCTGTTCCGCTCGCAGGTAGTCGAGGCCATTTATGGGTCGGCTGACCGCGACAAGTGGTCCCAGGCGAAGGCCCATGGATGGTGGAACGGCACCATTCCGGCTGATGACGGAGCCTTCCCAACCAAGCAGTAAGCGCAGGCTTTCTCGGCGTTGGGCCCCGGTTCCTCAGTGGATCGGGGCCCGTTTTTATTCGCTAGAGGTTCATGTGGGTGGGTCGTAGACTTAGTTCACACCGGTTACCGGAGCCGGAAATTCCGGTGATATGGGCGTGGTCCAAAGGCAGGACAACGGATTCCAAACCCGTTAGTGGGAGTTCGATTCTCTCCGCCCGTGCAATGCCTCTGTGTGGCATGACATTTGAAAACTCCATAGAGATATAGATACTTCAATGGGGCTGACAGGTATTCGATTGCGTGTCAACTTACTGAGAAGCGTGCCGGGTCCGCAACGCCCGTAACAGTGCAACCACAATAACTGCAGCTTCTGCTCAGTCCGACTACGCCCTAGCTGCGTAGTCCGGTGGGGTACAACGGTTTACCCGTTCCGTGTACCAATTCACCGTCGCGAATACGGGGAACTCGCAATGACCAGCTCTCAGGCGACAAACTGTGCTGGAAGATCGGTCGAGAGTCTGAGGTCTCGATTCGGACAGGCGTCCACCCCAACCGACCCAATCGGTGGACTACGCACGTAGAAGACTGTGACAAGTCACGTAACATCCCGGTTCAATTCCGGGCAGCTCCACGAGAGGAAGATTCGGGTTCGAGCCCCGACTGGCGGCGTAGGCTGCCGGTAGTGCAAAGGGAGAACATCCTCGTTAGTCAGTGTGGCCCCGGCTGTCAGACCACATGCGCAAGTACAGGTAGCTCCAGGAAAGCGTCGGTCGTACGGGGAATGTGGAGAGACATCTCCGCGCGGCCATCGGGATGCCGGTGGCCATATGGATGGCAGGGTAATCCCGCAGTAGGTTCCGATAAAAAGGATCTGACCTGAGGTGCCGTACCTGGGCCGTGTCGTCCATCATCTGCTTGTAGGGAAGTTTGGCCATCCCGCCTGGTTTGGGTCCAGGAGATCGCGTGTTCAAATCGCGCCTGGCAGACGTTGGTCATCACGTATGATGACCGTACGGGTGTTTTCGGCTCCGTCTCATCTCTAAGCAGGACGGGCAAGAGGGTCGCACAGGTCAGAAAGCGCGCTGACACTGGCCACCCTCGCTCTTGGCCTGTAGCTCAATTGGTAGAGCAGCGAGCTGTTAACTCGCGAGGTGTAGGTTCGAATCCTGCCAAGCCAGCGTTATGACACTTACAGGTGAAGTGAAGCGCCGGTACCAACGAGAGTGGCGAGCAGGTCGACGTGACGAGTGGTTCGCCGGAAGGGTATGTGCCTCTTGCGGTTCAGGGGGTGACCTTGAACTGGATCACATTGATCCAACAGTGAAGGTTACGAACGCGATTTGGTCCTGGTCGGCAGGCAGACGCATTGCAGAATTGGATAAGTGTCAAGCCCTGTGTCGTGCCTGCCACAAGGCGAAGACTATCGCGCAAACCGAGATCACCATCGGTTTCAAGTCCTACCGACATGGCACGTGCAGAATGTACCAACGACACGGCTGCCGATGCGGGCTGTGTCGCCTGTGGGCCCGAAACGCGAAGCGCCGACAACGTGCATCGTGAAATGCGGACTCTCTCCTATTGGCGAGGGATCTCTGACTGTAAATCAGAGCTTTCGAGTGTGGTGGTTCGAATCCATCAGTCCGTACGACTCCGCTGGCAGGCCGGGGCAAATGATCTGCTGGGTTGCGGCTCCCGATCGGATGCATACGGTCAAATCGCCCTTGAAGATTGGTGTAACGGCAACACACGACGCTCTGAACGTCGCAGTTCTTGGTTCGAATCCAGGGTCTTCAGCTTTTGAGTCAACCGGTAGGTACCTGCCATGAGTTGACTGCCCGCAGCCGCTCCAGTTGCGTTATCAAAATGGGGCATATGGAAGGCACCGCTGAATGGTCGGCAACCGGCGTCGAATACCGGGGCGAGCCTGAAAACTCGGGGGTTCGATTCCTCTACCTTCCTCGTTCTCCACCCGCCTGGCCATGGCTAAGAGTGAATACAGGTGCGTCGAGTCCAGTGTCGACGCCGAAGGGGTGGATTTTGGAGAGCGCAACTAGTTAGGTGACTAGGCCCGGTTGCTAACCGGAGCGCTGTTCGCAGTAGGTTTCGAATACCTGCCTCTCCGCTCACCCACACGAACTCTGTTGTGGGAGATATAGTTAAGACATTCGGGGCATGGCCCATAAGCCACCGCAAGGTGGTGAAAGGTGGGGTGACAACCCACCACCCGCAAGGGCAATCCATGCAATCCAATCCTTGAGCAGTCAGTGATGGCTGCCAGGTTGCGAGTTACGCCCCGTCCAACGGCAAAGTGCTGAGGACACCATCACGTACGTGCGTGTGAAAAGGCTATCGAACAAGCGCCCTGTGGAACGGAAGGAACTGAGTCCGAGCCTCGCAAGCAAGGGCGTGTTCCATGATCGATCTCGCGTCGGGCGACGGCTCGCAATGCGGTTGAGAGAGAGTGTAATTAGCCCCGCCAGGCGAAAGCACGAGAGGCGTGAAGCATTCTGTGCCCCAAAAGGGTGCGGAACTTCATGGGGAAGCACGTCTCTAGTCAAATCATTCTCCGCTGCGAGAATGGCGTAGACCAACGGTAGGTCACCAGTTATTGGAAACTGGATGTGCGGGTTCAAGTCCCGTCGTCAATAAAAAGCAAAAGTCCTTCCCCTGCCGAGGAGCAAAAGCGCCTTAATCCCAGACCCTCGGGAATCTGGGCCGCACAATAGTCCCGCAAGGTGAGTGCGGTTTGTAGGCAAGTACTGCAGCAGTGAGACGGCCATCTCATCGCGAAGGGAAAGCCGCAGAGTAGCTTTCGGCATAACGAGTGGTTCACGGTAACGGACCAGGCGTGAGAACTAGGTCAGGGATGGCCTGGAGAAGCAGCGAATCCATAATGCTGCGAAAGGTTCTCGATAGCGGGTGTACTCTCAGCCTCTAACAATCGACTCTTAGCTCAGTTAGGTAAGAGCGACCGGTTGAAGCCCGGTGCGCCCCCGTTCGATTCGGGGAGAGTCGGCGTGTAAGGGAAACCAGGTTCCACAGCTACTGGTGAAAAGCTGGGCACTCCACGTAAAAGGCCGCGTTGACTCGCGCGGATACGGCAGGCGACGAACTGTCCTGCCGGAATGAGTCACTCATACTTAGCGGGTTAGAGAAGCTCGGCCATCTCGCAAGGCTCATAACCTTGAGACCACCGGTTCAAATCCGGTACCCGCCACGGACGAGGGTTGCCAGTACACGGCTGGGGTAGAAACTGGCTCATGAATGTTGTTGGTTCACAACTGGAAGAACCATCCGTGTTGAGACATCACGAAAAACTGCTCCGTGCTGGGCACTCCACGTTAAACCGCCTGCTCTCGTTGTTGGGCAATGGAGCGCCCACCGCCCTACGAAGGCGCAACGCATGCAGGTTCGAATCCTGCCAACGGGTCTGTGACCGTAGTTCAAAGGTTGAGAATCTCGCGATGTGACCGCGAGGATGACGGGTCAGTACCGTCCGGTCACCCCAATATAAACAGGGGTTACATGCCAATCAAAGATCCTGTCCGCCGACGAGAATACGAACGACTACGGCAGGCCGCAAGGCGTGCTAGGTACTTTGAGGGCAGAAAGTGTGTGAGTTGCGGTGCGACTGAGCAACTCGAGATCGACCACATCGATCCGATGGAGAAATCATCTCACCGAATATGGAGTTGGGCCGAGCCGCGACTCCAGGCAGAGCTGAGGAAGTGTCAACCCCTCTGTAAGAGGTGTCATCGCGACAAGACCACAGCCCAAATGCCGCTCACGCATGGCACGCGGCCAACCCGCCATGGGACAAGCACAATGTATGACCGATGGGGGTGCCGCTGCGGCCTCTGTCGGTTAGCAGCAAGAAATCGTAAGCGCGACTACAGAAAACGACTAGCAGAGGCGACCAATGACTGACAAGCTGCGCACGGGCATCGCCCATATCGACATCGTCAAGGCGGTAAACGACCTGATTGATCGTATGGATGCCCTTGAGGACTTCCACTACGCAGTGGAAGAGAAGCCGGTAGCCAAGAAGGCACCCGCGAAGAAGGCAGCACCCGCCGCAGAATAGCGGCTTAAGGCGAAGTGAGTGAGTGGCTAGCTGGCAGGCTGCAACCCTGACCCACGCCGGTTCGATCCCGGCCTTCGTCTCGACGCGCGCGGTGAGTAGGAGTCACCGTAAAGCCGACGCGGCAATATCGGCACCAAGCTCCAATAGCCCAACTGGCAGAGGCGACAGGCTTAGACCCTGGAGGTTGTGGGTTCGAATCCCTCTTGGAGTACCGGTTCAAACAGCCCTCACGGGTGCCAACCGCCTTGGGTCGGTTAAATGCTGAGCATGGTCGGCTAGGCAAACCTGGCAAAGCCGCCGAGCTCAAACCTCGGTGTGTGCGAGTTCGATCCTCGCGCCGACTACTGGGCGTTGGTGAAACGGCATCACCCTAGACTTTTAATCTACGAGTTGAGGGTTCAAATCCCTTGCGCCCTAGGGGAGTATAGTTAAGCGGTTATAACTCTTGGCTCTTACCCATGAATCCCAGGTTCGACCCCTGGTGCTCCCACTGGTTCGTCGTCCAATGGTAAGGACACCGACCTGATACGTCGGCAATCGCAGTTCAATTCTGTGCGAACCTACCAAGCGGTAGTTCCGGAAAGTGCGTGGCCTCCTAAGCCGCTGCAAGGGTGTTCGAGTCACCTCTGCCGCTCCATGCGAGTGTGATGTTTAACGGTTTAGCATCCCTGTCTTCCAAACAGGTCGTGCCAGTTCGAATCTGGTCACTCGTTCTCATGCCTGGTTAGTCTGGGACGAAAGCTGGCTTACATCCAGCCAAGCGGGGTTCGATTCCTCGACTGGGTACGCCACAGGCCACTTGCAAGGGCACCTGTTCAAAACGCCTATGCAACAGGCCTCATTAGCTCATCCGGCTAGAGCACTTCCTTAGTAACGAAGAGGCGCGGGGTTCGAGACCTCGATGAGGCCCTACAGGGTTGTCGGCTCCGTTGAGGTAACCGTCCAAGTTCAGACCCAGTCTTGTCAAAACGGGGGCCTTGGGGGCGCATGTTCCAAGGTGGCGACCGATCCTTGCAAGATTGGTGTGGTCGCGTTCAATTCGCACCGTCTCCACGGGAGTTTTGGCCAAGCAGCTCCAGGGTTTGATTCCCAGAAAGTTGGCTCAGGTTGTTCGTACCTGCCCCGGTGGCCTCGAAAACCACTGGGGGCAAACGTTCTTTCGAGTCGTAGCTTAGAGGTCTAAAGCACCGCCCTGTCACGGCGGGGGACGCCGGTTCAAATCCGGTCGACTTGACGTGAGTAGAGAACGGGTACTGTCTGTCACCCTCTCGGATTGTCGTGTGGACACATTCCGATCTGGGGGCAAAGGCGGTCAAAACCAGAACAAGCGCGAGACGGGCGTGCGGATTACGCATGAGCCTTCTGGCGCGGTGGGTGAGTCGCGCGAGGAGCGTAGCCAGCTGCAGAACAAGCAGGCCGCGTTCAGGCGCATGGCGAGCTCACCAAAGTTCCAGCTATGGGTGAAACGTCAGGTGGGCCGCGAAGACCTACAACGTGCCCAAGTGGAGCGTGATATGTGGCCGGTTAACCTCAAGACAGAGGTTCGTGAATCCGGCAAGTGGGTTGAGCAATAGCCCTAAGGTCCATTGGTGTAGTGAGAGCACACCACCCTCTCAAGGTGTTGGTGCGGGTTTGATTCCCGCATGGACTACTCGAAGAGCCCTCAGCGAAAGCTGGGGGCTTTTTCGTACCCACATGAACCCGTAATCGCTCAATAGCATTGGTATATGAAGGAATTGAGCCAGCGCATTGGTGACAACATCATCTCGTTCGCCTCAGAGATCGACTACACGACGATCGATCAGGCTAAGGAGACGGCCTCGCTGCCGTTCATCTACCCGCACATGGCGCTGATGCCTGATGCGCACAGTGGCAAGGGTTCAGCTGTTGGAACGGTCATCCCCACCGTGGGGGCTGTGATTCCTGCGGCTGTTGGCGTGGACATCGGCTGCGGCATGATCGCGGTGAAGACCCGCTACGAGTGGGCCAACATCATGGATGACGCCCTGTTGGCTGATATGCCCCGCCTGCCCGATTTGCGCGTGGCCATCGAGGGTGCAATCCCGTTGTCGCCAGGCAACTATAACTCGGACATTAAGCGGTTCCCGTTCACACGTAATCGGATTGAGGGCCTGATCCGGCTTCAGAACGAGCTGGATGTAGACCTGTCTCACTCCCCGAAGTGGATGGAGCAGTTGGGCTCACTTGGTGGCGGTAACCATTTCATCGAGCTGTGTGTCGACCTGGAAGACACTGTGTGGCTGTTCCTGCACTCGGGAAGTAGGGGCGTGGGCAACAAGATCGCTCAGCGCCACATTAAGGTAGCCGTTGCGCGCTATGAGTACCTACAGAAGTGCTCAGGCGAGGCCGCTCCTCAATTTCGTTTGCCGAATCGGGATCTTGCTTACCTCACTGAGGGGACCGCTGAGTTCGATCGCTACATCAAGGATCTGCAGTGGGCACAAAAGTTCGCCTACGAGAACCGTGCCGAGATGATGGACCGCTACGTCCAGGTGTTCGCGAATTGGCTTGGAGTGCAGGCGCAGCGCGTCGAGATCGACCGCGTGAACTGTCACCACAACTACACGGTTGAGACTGAGATCGATGGGCGGAAGGTATGGCTGACCCGGAAGGGCGCTATCGATGCGTCAGAGGGGAAGCTGGGACTTATCCCCGGCTCGATGGGGACACGCTCCTATGTGGTCCGGGGTCGGGGCAACAAGGATGGCCTGTTCTCTGCACCGCACGGTGCCGGGAGGCGATTCTCTCGCACCAAGGCGAAGGAACTCTTCACCCTTGAAGACCTGGCCGACCAGATGCAAGGCATCGAGTACCGCCACGGCGAGGAATGGATTGACGAGATCCCTTCCTGCTACAAGCCAATCGACGTCGTGATGAGTGACGCCGCCCCTCTGGTTGAGGTTGTCACGGAGCTTCGCCAGGTGCTGAATGTGAAGGGAACCTAGTGCCCGGTGAGGGGTTCTGGTTCGAGAAGTACCCGGTAATCCCAGGGAAGGGATACCGCGATTCGGCATGCGACTACGACCCGGTGACCGTGTACGACGGCGCTCAGATCATGGGGGAGGTGAACGGCGATGAGTGAGCTGAAGCAAATGATCGTCATGCGTAAAGACCTTGGTATGCGTGCAGGCAAGATGGTCGCACAGGGCGCGCATGCATCGCTGGCTGCGACGCTCGAATACCTCTCGGATCCGCGCGTTGAAGAGTGGCTGCAGGGGAGTTTCACCAAGGTATGTGTGCGTGTCGAGAGTGAGGATGCGCTGATTGAGCTGTGGGATAAGGCAATTAAGGCCGGAATCCCGAATTCATTGATTACTGACAACGGATTGACTGAGTTCCACGGCGTGCTCACAACTACCTGTTGTGCCATTGGTCCAGCGACCGCCGACGAACTCGCGCCGATTACAGGGGAGCTGAAACTGCTATGAGTGAGAAGCCTGCACTGCCAGAACTGATTTGTGATGTCTGCGGGAAGGAGCCCGCACTCGGAGTGTGTTCGGTGCCTGGTGTACCTATCTCTATGGCGTATGGCGATGAGTGCCTGGAAGCCAACGCGCACCCGTGGTTCATCCTTGTGGGCGAAACCGCCACGATGGGTGGCCTTGATGGCGTGGCCGAATGGTGGATTCGGATGGTCGAGGACACCATCGCCCACCTTGGCGGCGAGTACACCCGCGACCGGTTCGACCGTGAGGTGGTAGAGGCGCACGCCGAGATGAAGGCATTGGGGTTGGTGTGACCGCCTACTGGTTTAACCGCAACCCTGTGGTGATCGGGCCCAGAGCGGAATCCGACCACGCGCTAATCGAGGGGACACCGAACCTGCGCCGCGCGAGCCTGTCGAATGCTGTGCTCTATGGAGGTCCACTCTTGCGCGGACTCCTGCAGTCAGCCCCAATTGTTGGGGACCACAAGCACATCTTCGTGGACACTAAGGTCTCTATGCTGATGCCTGGCTGGTGGCCTGCGATTCCCGGGTGGCATACCGATGGGGTTCCGCGCTACAGCGCTGCAGACGAGACCGTGACCCCAGCGAATTGGGGCACGCCGTCCCTTCCGCTGCAGAATTACCGTTCCCTTGAGGGCTATTACCCGCGCTACCACACGCTGCACGTTGGAAACGACTGCCCAACTGTGTTCATTGATGGATTACTGTACCTGCCGATTGAGCACGACGAAGACGAACAGCTCTACTCAGAATTAACTCGCCGGATTGATGGATGCACAACTCTGCGGAAACTGACTGCGCAAGAGGATGTTTGGCACTCATGGGATTGGTGGAATATCCACCAGGCGTCGCAGGCTACTGAACGTGGATGGCGTCTGCTAATCCGCATCACTGAATCTGACCAACCGCCAGCGGATTCGGACTTCATCCGACCGCAGAACCAAGTCTATGTACCAAGGGAGTTTGGCTGGTGAACGTGTTGAATCCGTCTAAAGCGCAGCGGAAAGCGATTGCAGAGGGCGACCCGGATTTGAACGTGGCATGCCCGACCTGTCGATCTGAGCCAAATGAGGTCTGCTACTTCCGGCCTGGGTCAGGAATACCAAACGGCGAAGGCTACAAACACATGACACGAGGAATGGCGGCAGGCTGGTGAAACCGATGGGCAAGCTGGAACCGACTGCCGAACAGTTGGAATTAATCGCTAAAGCTGCCGGGATGGCGGTCTGGGAAATGCAGATTGCCTTTGATATCGCTAACAGCATCCCCGAGGGTGCACCTGTTGGCACCATCGCACGACGACCAGACGGTGGATACATCGCCATCATGAATGAACTGGGGTGGGAGTACTTCTACCTCGATGTTCGAAAGCCTCGACTCGATACTGACGGCGACCACGCCGACTCTTGGCCGCAGATCCGCCCCGATCAGTGGCCCGGCAAATCAGGGTTGGACTGGTTTCCGCCTGGCGAAGAGCCGCTTGTGACACGACCCGACCCTGACCCAACAGCACAACAGGTACCGGAGACGTGCCGGATCTGCAACGGATCTGGTGTTGGCTACGGGAAGGTACCAGGCGGCTGGCTGGAAACGGATTGCGCCGCATGTGATGCGACCGGGGAAGCGCAACAGGAACCGGGCAAGTCTCTGGCGCGTGGACTGGACGACCTTGCCGCTGGGCGGGTATCCCGTAGGGACGACTACCTGGAGCCACAACAGGAACCGGCGACTACGCATTCCGTATCTCCTGAGAGTACGAATTGCGTACCCAAGCCTCGTACACCCCGTGTCGTTGACCGCCTAGGGGTAGACGGGCCATTCACTGAGGTGATCGAATGAGCAAGGTGTGGTTCACATCTGACCTACATATCGGCCACGAGAAGGTGGCCAGGGAACGCACTCGCGGATGGGTGCTACCACGATACGTAGGCGCGGAGATCGACTCTCATGACTCGCAGCTGGCCCGTAACTGGGACAGTATGGTTGCGCCTGACGATGTCGTGTGGGTGTTGGGTGACATTTCGTCCGGTACCAAGACAGCGCAATTGAGGGCCCTAGATTGGCTACGTGCTCGCCCTGGCCGCAAGCGCGGTATTCCAGGGAATCATTGTGGCACACATCCTTTGCACCGCGACTCGCATAAGTGGTTGCCCATCTATCTTGGCCAGGATCAACCTGACCGGCCTGCACCATTCGAGTGTGTGCAGTTGGCCGCGAAAGTTCGAATTCCCTTGAGAGATGGCCATACAACCGCGATGCTGTCTCACTTCCCGTACACGGGCGACCACACGGATGAGGACCGCTATCCCGAGTGGCGTTTGCCGGACTATGGGCACTACATCCTGCATGGCCACACGCATAGCCCGGAGAAGCTGAGTATCGGTGGCCGGGAGGCTAAGCGGCGTGGCGCTGCGCTGCGCAACAAACCAGCACGTATCAATCAGATTCACGTCGGCCTCGACGCGTGGGACTACAGGCCCGTGGCGCTCGATCAGATTGTGGCGATCGTTCAGGAGCTGGAGGATCAAAAGTGCTAGTCATTCCAATAATGCTTAATAGCAGGGTTATTGGGGAGGTTTTCATCACCCGCCAGGAGATGTTCAACCCAGACCGTGGTAGTGCATACGTCTACCGATGGGAAGCGGAGCAGCGCGAGGCAACACTACTTGACGGTACGAAGATCCCGAAGGCCAGCGCGTCAGGCACGCTGCACCACCGATATTCGGATGGGTCATGGGCGCTCGTCGCTGAAGTCATGAAGCGAGTGGATGGGGCACTACCTCGATGAAATGGTCAGACGAAGACGAGGCGATCTTCGCCAGGATCCTGGGCGATGCGCCGCCACTCACTCAGTCGCAGTTGTCGCGGATCTCAGCCATTACTGGGCTTGTGCCAGTGGACATCGATGTTATGCCCGAGCGGAGCCTGGGAAGCACTGCGGCCCTTGAGGTTAAGGGGATGCACGACAATCGAGTTGCATAAGGCCTCAATGAGGGCTCGTTTCGCATCCAGAGACATCTGGTCGTCGTAAAACTTGCCACGGTCCTTCGCGGTGAGAATCCCATCGGGGATTGGCCGCACATTGGTTCGACGCAGCTTGTCCTCAACGTCATCCAGCTTCGCCTGCATGCGCTCATTAGCGATACGCATCTGGCTTGCGGTGAGTTCTCCGTCAGCGAAATCGATTGCGAGGGAGTCCATTCGCTGCTTGATTGTGTCCAACTCTTCCCGTAGCTGGAGGGCCCTTTCCCGGTTGTCCTGATTGCCGGGAACCCAATGCCGACTCGACATTCTGCGCAGGACAATCTCCCTCACCCATTCATCCATACGCTCAACACGTCGGGTGACCTTGCCGCAGCTGACGTGCTTGCACCGGTAGATGGGGACATTCCCCTCTTTCCGGTGCTGTACGCCCACAGACATCTTGTGGCCACACTCGCTGCAGGTGAGTAGGCCGCCGAGGACGTACTTACGAACCTGGCGCGGCTGATGGCGTGATGGGTCGCTAAGGAGGGCATTCACAGCCTGCCAGGTGGTCTCGTCAATGATCGCAGGCCACTTACCCTCGCCCACGACTTCATCGTGGTAGGTGCGCACAGCTGCGTAGCGCGGGTTCTGAAGAATCCGGCGCACCGTGGTTCCGTTGAACAGGTTCCCCCGGGGGGTCTTCAGGCCAGCGTCATTCCAGTGTTTTGCAACTGAATAGAGGGTTTCGCCCGACAGGAGCATCTTGTAGCCACGCCTCAGGGCCTCAGCCTCCTTGAGGATGATCTTCGGCTTGTCATGGTCACCGTTGTATCCGAATGCGCGCGGGCCCCAGCCTTTACCAGATTGGGCCATCTGGAGAAATGCGCGCTTCTGCCTTGCTGACTTCCGCTCCACCTCAGCCCTGGCCACCGCGCCTTTGATGCGCGCGAACAGCCGACCGTTATCGGTGGAGAGATCAGCGTCCCCGCCTACAGTGGCCAGCGCTAGCCGCTTCTCGTCGGCCAACTCAATGAACTGCTCGAGCTCCTTGGGCTGACGATGTAGGCGGTCAAGATCCCACACCACTACGGCATCAATGCGACCACTGCGTATATCAGCGAGCATGCGCTCATACGACGGTCGACGGCCCTTGCTGGCGCTAGTGTCGTTGTCGACGTACTGAGTGGGTTCCCAGCCGCGCTCACGGCAGATCCTCAGGCAGTCTTCGCGCTGACGTTCGACGGCTAGTCCGTCACCTTCTCTATCCATTGATTGGCGCAGGTAGACGGCAGCTCGCATAGTCATAGATGATACCGCAGGAGACTGAATGATTGGGTGGGTATTTGGTTAGGTCTGCTAACGATCTGGGTAAAAGAAAAGGGCCAACCCATGTGGGCTGACCCTCTTCTCTACTTGCGTTTGAACTTCGCTTTGTCGGCAGTGCAGAGGTGGTATTCGCCGCATGTGCAGACGTACGGCTCCACCGGTATGTAGCGCTTCTTGTTGTGCCTTGTCCTACTGTTCTTGCGGATCCTGGTAACCGCTCGAAGTGCTACACCTTTGTTGACATATGACTTCTTGTCGGGAGTGGGGCAGTACCTCATTCCCACACCTCGACCTTGTCGGTTTCGTGGAAGACCTTCACTGGCAGGTCGCTGGCGAACGTCACGACGACAAAGTCCTCCAGCTGAACCACCTCAGCCACCGATTCCGCATACACGGGTAGGTAGTGGCCTTTCGTGAGCCACCGCGCCTCCAGTACCGTGGCGCTCACTTGCGCTTCTCCTTCTGAATGTTGGTCAGTGTCTTGTTGATTCGATGCACCCGGGTAACACGCTCGGGGTAGACCGAGACGTAACGCTCTCCCTGTCCATGTAGCGGCCCACCGACGAACGTGAGTTCATCCATGCCAGAGCTGGTGTGCCGCCAGTACTGGAACCGGAACCGGCCAGTCTTGCCCTTAATGGACACCTCTGTCCCGGGACTCAGGGTGCGTCTACCAAGCTCGTACCAGTAGCGCACATCCCGAGTGGCTGGCGCGCTCACCGTAGGCCAGCCAATCGCTGCTCTAAGTACTCCTGAGAGACCTTGAAACCCTTAGCCTCCAGACGCTTAGCGAGCCGTGACCGGTTGCGTCGATCGCCTCGCGTGTCCCGCTTGTAGTTCTGCTGGTAGTGATGTGCGCACATCTCTTTGGACACGGAGTCCTCCCAGCAGTAGCTGATTGAGCACTTCACTGGGCCAACCTCCCTGACTCCTGGAGGTAGTCACCCCACCACTCGGGGCCGTAATCGATCTCTTCCTCTTCGAACATTTTGGGTATCCCTTCCTTCGTGTATTCAGAACGTAAACCCGACCCACTTAATGCAGGTCAGACCGCGCTTTAGGTAATGAGCAGGTAGGCTTTGAACGACCGATAGGCTCGATCAGCAGGAATGTCGCCCGTGTGGGTGTCCCCGCAGTGTCGGCACAGCTTGTACCGATCTGCGATGAACTTCCTTGACCTACCGGCGAATTGGGGTAGCGGGTTTAGTACCGTCTCCCCGTTGATGCACCGGCATGTCAGCGTGGTGTGTACAGCGCCACCACGTACTTGGTAGTACCGGTTCCAGCGCCCGTGACGCTCCCAACGTCCGTGGGCGTACAACATGGATGGGCCAAGGGATCTCAGGGCCTCTGCGAGGCTCTCAGCCCGTTTTGTGTCCTTCAGCCATACCGCGCGGTCATACTTGCGCCGTAGGCTTCGCGCCTTGAGAACCATCTCGGCCCAGTAGCGCTCGTGCTCGACTACCTCAGCGCGAGTGAGGCGTTCGTATTCAACCGGCGTTGATGTCCAACCTTCCAATAACATGCGTTCCCTTCCTCTGGGCATAGAAAAAGGGCATGGGTTCGTGAGTCCCATGCCCTGTGTGCTGAAAACAGCAGAGCCGCAACGAGAATGACTCCCGCTGCGGCTCCTCCGTATTCAGATGTGTTAGATGACTGGCGTTACGTCAGCCCGTCCGATTGTCTTACCCTTGCGTGTATAGATGATTGATCCGTTCTCGTCTAAGTAGTCGTGAACGTCTTCGCCGCCATGTCTCGCCGCGAGTGCGTTGGTGGTGGTGACGAGCTGCGGAAGGTCTTCCCCCTCAGCTTCATTCGTGAATCCGTCATCCATCTTCAGCGTGATGCGGTATTGCTTAGTTCTCACAGCATCCTGCCCTTTACTGGCAGACTGACCTGAACTACTGCAGCGAACTCGTCTGGCTGAGGTATCCAAACGACGCTCTTCACCTCCGCGTCTTTACCCTCAATCTGAACACTATCGGCAACCCGAGGGACTGCGGCAAGTTTGAGCCGCCACCCCTTGCCTTTGCGCTGATCTTCTGCCAACACCTCAACCATTGAATCCCCTTTCTAGTTTCCTGGTACTACTTGCTGACACTGATACTCGACCGGGTCACACAAGACCGGGTTGGTTGTCCAGCCCCCATACGTACCTGGAGTGTTCCAGGTGGGCATGAGGGGCCCGTTATATCCCGGCTGATACTTGCACACATCGTATCGTGCACAGTCGGGAGCTGTTGGGGGAGTGAGTATTACGCTACCTGCGATGAGGATAGCGGGGATGATCATTGACTCCCCAACCGTATTAAACTGCCTACTCAGGCTCATTAGCTATAGACAATCTCACCGAACAAACCTGCTTGAATGATGCAGTCGTAGTCGATTGCGTCCGCGTCAGCCTCATCCCCGTTAGTTCGGTTGTACGCCGCGATGCGACTGCGAGTGGCACCGTCATATCCGGCGTTGAAGTGCTCAACCTTGCCGTCGCAGATAAGGCGCAGCCCTCGCGCAACCACGTCAATGTCAACAGTGGCTGCGGGTGACTCACCCTCGGGTAGGAATTCAACGACATTAGTACCGTCATCTCGCACGTGCCACGACTGCTCGTGTGCCCCGAGCCGCTGCCATGCCCTCGTCCAAGATGTCCCCAAGGAATGTCACCCGCTCTTCAGTGCGATTTACCATGGTCTAGATCCTCTCTACCAGGATGTTTGCAATGTGAACCCCGTTGTGGATGATCTTAGTTTCGTCCACAGACACCTCACCGCTCTTCCGGCCAAACCAGTAAAGAGCGTGGTCAGAGGCTTCCTTATAGGCCTCGTCATACTTCAGTCGGCCAGGGCCCTGCCACATGACGCCCTCACCCTTGGTCCCCAGAATGCTGGATGTATGCATTCGTACCCCTTCCGTGTATTGCTGCCTGAATACAGCAGACGTACGACAGCTCCCTGTTCAGCCCAGGATGTCTGTCAGTTCCTTCTTGATCCGACACGCCACCTTGCCGCGCCAGCTGCCAGAGTTGGCCAGGAAGCCTAGAACGATGGACTCGGCAGAGTCACACCCGTAACGCTCATCGATATCACCGAGCGCAGCCATGGCATCCAAGTAGGGGACAGCGCCGTAAAACGGTTTAATCCAATCCCTTTTAATCTCGTCCGCGATCACATTTAACGGGCGTGCCGCGATAGTTGTCATTGGTATCCCTTCCGTGTGTGCTGCTAAATACAGCGGGCGGGCCGCGAAAAGACTTGCACCCCTTCGCGTCCCACCCTCCCTATTTAGCTCTCCGGTACTGGACTAGGTAGATGGCCGCGCAGATAAGCCACGCGACCACCCATCCCGCATCAATATGCATTTCCGTTAGACCAGCTGTAGGCCACGGAACGCACGCGCCTTGAGTGAGGTCTCACTCTCGGCGTCGCGAATGGTGCGCAGTGCGCGCGCATCCGCATCCCGGCCACCAGCTCCACGAACAGCTGCGTAGTGGTCCTGATACTCAGTGAATGCGTTGTACAACGCATAACGTGTACCGCGCACCGGCGCAATGGTTTCCGACGAGGTGAACAGATCGAGAACGCTGTTGGCGACATTGTCACGACGAGTGGCCGCAGCCGTACCTGGCTCAACATCGTCAGCCTTGAGCAGCTTACGAACAAACTCCTCAGCTTCGATGAAGGACATCTCAGCTTCAGCCATGCGCCGGAACTCGGCGTCCACACTGTCGATGGACTGCCAGGTGATACCTAACAGCCGCCGCGCTTCGGCAATGTTCGCCTTAGCATTCTTGGTGTGGCGCACAGAGAATGATGATCGTGCACTCTTCAACGCCCACTGCTGAGTATTGGCGCACACGATGCGTACACCCGTCAAGATCACCCGCACCGAACTTGAGCCGTCGTGACTGTTGAGCGATGCTAGATACCACTCGGTACGGTCGGTAACACCGTTCGCACCAGCGATATCCATCACCTTGGGTAGCTTCATGGTTACGAACGTTTGGCGACCGTTGTAGAGCGCACCGGCTGTCTCGAAGTGAGCACCCGACTCGTCCACAATGGCGTTCAACAGATCGCATGATGCCTCGTTCTGCACCGGCTCATACCGATCGCCAACAATCCCGAGGTAGTCAATCTCCTTGGTAATCGGGTTGGTTCGTACTGTTGCATACCTGTCGGGCACGACGATCGCAGGTGGAGTAGTAACCCCATCCATATTGATGATTGGGTCTTGCGGGATGTTGATAGGCATCTTCCGTACGTCCCAACCAGCTAGGTGCGACGCGCTGAGAACCTCCTCAGCTGTCATAGTGCGCCCGACCCGCTGCCCCAGCTGATGCCAGGCATCATTACGGGAGTCGGTGTACATGTAGACACCGTTTGCGTTGTCGATTTCAGCAGACATAGTTTGTATCCCTTCCGTGTGGTGAAACCATCCGACCACGCACCCAATCGATGCAGGTCATAGGATGTTTTGGTGCTAGATACACCAAGCGGGCCGCGAGAAAGACTCGCGACCCACTCTGCCTATCTAGAACTATTCGGCTTTGCCTCTAATGGCTACCCAAACGGTTGCCTGCATAACAGAGGCAGGAACACCAGCATTGGCAGCGGCCTTGCGGTATGCGTCGGCCACCTTGTCATAGGCACCAACCCACGCAATCGTTCGTGCAGCAACGGCTTTGTCCATTGTGCCGAATGCAGCCCGTGCTGCCCATACATCTACAGTGACAGCGTCAGTATCTCCAAGGATGTTGCGCGCGAACGCTTTAACCTTGGGTCCGTTACCTAGCCCATCTAGTCCCTGCTCAATGACAGCAGCGGCACGACGAACGTTCGCCCCCATCACTCCAGAGCGCAGGGGAGAACCCGCTAAGTGATACTCAGCATCCCGCAGGTTGTCTACCCATCGGGTCTGTGGTGAGTAGGCCGCGATAACACCGGCCACCACCTCATTACTGACGTTGTGACGTTCCGCAGCCTCAATAACCCACTGCCGGGCGGCGTCATACCACTTAGTACCTGAATCGTGCTGCCACGGTTCTGCGCTCTGCCAGATCGAATAGAGGCGATCGGCCATCTCGTCAACTGAGAGGCTGTCAGACTTCCGATTCTTTGACATGCGTATCCCTTCCGTGTGTAGGCAATCCCGTGATTGATTGCCACAACCGGACACGGATAGAATCCGCGCCCGACTGAAGCGAGCAATACGCTTAGAGTTGTTCCATTTGTGCGAGATAGGCACGCGCGCTGTCCAAATCGGCAACGCGTTCTTGAACTTCAACCTCAGCCTTTTCTTTCTCGCTGATGGCGGTCGCTACCTTGTACTTGGCCGCGTCAACGATCACCGCCTTAGACGCTTCGGTCGTTAGGTATCGATCGGCTACAACGGTTGCGAGCTGTTCAAGTTTCTTTCGCGCGCTATCTGTGAGTTCGCGAAATGACCCACCCGCACTGGGCGAGTAGTGGACTTTCTTAAATCCCTTGTCGGTCAACACCTTGCGTTCAGTTCCGCCCCAGCGGCCAGGCGCGTAATCTGCGCTGCACCGCCATGCGTCGTAGTCCTTATTGTTAATTGTCACGCGTCCATTGAATCGAATATGGACAGCAGGGGTCACAAACTCATTGTCGTTGTCATGCCTAGGCACATGAACATAGAGCGATACTGTGGCTTTACCACTGACGCCGCGATCATTTACAGCGATAATGGCCACACCGTTTTCGTTGTAAACTTCTGTGAATTCCATTTCTAATCCCTTCCGTGTGTGGATTGTGTGTCGTGAGCACACAACGCAACCCACAGAATTGCTCCTGTGAGTCACGCAATGGGTTCACGTGCCTCTCTATTAGTTGGTATGGGTTAGTTGATACCGGGCAATTCTTACCTTCGCGTCTGCGATCACTTCCCGCATCCGCTCGGCAGTGACCCGTGGTGACCGCGACATAGCCAGAATCCATCCCGCATAGTATCTGTCGTACGGACGCATTTCGTAAGCAACCACTTCAGGCTCACTCAT